CGCAGTCGGACTTCAGCGCATCCAGGGTGATTTCGGGCATGGGGTCTCCTCGTAGTGGGGAAAGAAGGATTGAAGGACTCAGCCTTCGAGGTGAATCAGGCGGACGGCAACCGCCTGGCGCCCGTAGCTCTTGTCGCCGTAGCCCGTGCAGCCGTTGCCGAAGTGGCAACCCCAGGCGTAGGACGCGTTCCCTTCGTACTCGTCGTCCAGCCAGAACGTGCCTTCCTTGGGCAGGTGGGGCTTGCAGTTCGCAATCAGCAGACCGCGCTCGGCGAGATTTGGACGCTTGCCGCCGACGCTCTTGGCGTAGTCGTCGGCACTGGCCCAGTTGCAGGACTTCTCGGACACTGACACCAGCGCGAGCCGGTAGTTCAACGTGCCGTCGGCGTTCAGAATCTCGCCGGCGTAGTGCTCGCCTGTGCGCAGTTCGATTACTGCCCCGGCGATGTTCAGGATGCGAGGCAGCTTCGCCTCGTAGGTAGCGATGCGCTCGACCAGCGCGGCGCAGTCGGACTTCAGCGCATCCAGGGTGATTTCGGGCATGGGGTCTCCTCGTAGTGGGGAAAGAAGGATTGAAGGACTCAGCCTTCGAGGTGAATCAGGCGGACGGCAACCGCCTGGCGCTCGTTCCTCTTGCCGTAGTAGCCCGTGAAGCCGTAGTTGAAGTAGCAAAACCAGGCGTAGGACGCGTCGCCCTTGTTGCCGGTGTCCATGTCCAGCGTGTCGGCCGTGAAGCACCAGCCTTCCTTGGGCAACTGTTCCTTGATGGTCGTGCGCAGCAGGTGGAAAACAGTGCGCGACATGAGTTCGCCACCGCGTTCGCGCGCATGGGCGATGCAGCCTGCGTGGTTGAATTCATCGGCGGACATGCCCAGGTAGACGACGGCGACGTGCGTGCCATCGTGCAGCGTGGTGAGCCCGGCGAAGGTTCCGTCCTCGAGTGGCGCGCCGAGCGCGAGCGCTGCGACGACAGCGAACTTGATGGTCTTGGTCTCAGTAGTCGTGGTCATGGGTGCCTTTCTGGCTCTGGGTGTAAAAGATGGCGACGCCCTTATGGGGCCGGGAAACGCTGCGGTGGCTTGAAAGGGAGGAATGGGCCCGCGCAGCGACCGCCGGCCAGGCGTCGCCGAAACTGGTTTAGGTGGCCGCGTGCGCCTTCTTGGCCGGCGTCACGGTGCCATCCGGGGCCTCGTGGTCGTGGTTGTCGCGGATGTTGGCGATGAAGAACTTGCCGATGCTCGGCGCGGCCTTGAAGGCCTCGACGGTCTCGGGCTTGACATCGCGGTAGAGGTGCCGCGCTGTGTCGGACTTGAACTGGATTGCGAGTACGCCTGTAGAACTGTCGAAGGCATAGCCCTCGAGATTGCTGGACTTGACGGGGATCAGGGGTTGCATGGGGCTATCTCGGTTGGATGGGTTCAGCCAACGACGAACTCACGAGCCTCGTCGGACAGGCGGCGGAGCGCTCCCCACCATTCGCGGGTCGGCTTCGGGTGAGCAGAGAATCGACCGGTGAAGGCTTCGTCGATGTGCGCCAGAAGTGCTACTAGCAACGTCGACGCGGCGGGCTCCGGCTCGGCGAACGTGACCGGACCCGGCGCGGGGTGCAGTAATCCAGGCGAGACCGCACTCAGGATGAGCGACGCAGTCTCGGCAGCGACCGCAGCGGCAGGCGGAGACACGGCCGGAACTTGGTCGGCGATTGACGGTATTGCAGTGAGGGCATCGTCGCTCAAGTCCTGGGGGCCGTAGGCGTCGGTGATCACGTCGACCGGAGTGGCATCGGCGGCACGCTGCAGGGCTTCGGCTGCGGCGACTTCCTGGGCCTTGGTGTTCGACTCGTCCTCGGTAGCCTGGCGGGCGGCGGCATCGGCGAGCGCTTGCGCATCCCGGGCGGCCTTCGCCTCGGCGTCGCGCGCCGCCTGGGCGGCTGCTTCGATGCGGTCCGCCTCAGCCTTCTCCGCTGCGGCGATCTTTGCGAGCTTGGCATTGAGCTCGGCTTCCTTCTCAGCCAGGATGCGTGCCTGCTCGGCCAGCGCCGCCGCAGCGCGCTCGTTCTCGATGCGCTGGGCTTCGCGGGCAGCGGCCTCCACTTCGGCAGCCTTCGTGCGGTCGAACAGGGACTGCAGGGCCTCCAGCGTCTCGGCCTTCTGGATCTCGGCGCCAGCGGCGAACTCTTCCCACTGGGCCGGATCGATCATGATGGCGTCAATGGTGTTCATCGCGGACTGGATCTGCGCGCTGGTCCTGCCCTGCAGCTGCGTGACGTAGCCGGCGATTTGGGTGATGCCTGCGCGATGGATAGCGACGCGTTCGGCTTCCTTAGCTTCGCGCTCAGCCTTCTCTATGGCGACGGCGGTGTCTCGCGCTTCGATCTGCGGGGTGATGAACTTCTCCACAGCTTCGAATTCGCCCTCGATGGTGACGAGGGCGGAGCCGACAGCCTTGCGGGCGCCGTTCAGCTTGGCCGCGAGCCCCTTCTCGACCTTGCGGGCCTCGGCGAGCGGGGCATTGATGAGGCGCTGACGGAGAGACTTGGCGTCGGCCAACTTTCCCGGTGTGGACAGGTCATGTACGACGTCGGTGAGCGTGTCGGTCGCAATCTTCACTGCCGCGCGCGAGGCGTCGAAGTGGGCGAGGGCGATTTTCGTCAGGTCGACCTTGTCGAGGTCGATCTCGCCTGCTGACTTGGTGGCAACAGCAGTGCCTGCCAGGGTCTTTGAGGCCGCTTCGGTTTCGTACAGTTCTTCGAACATAGGGTTCTCCTCAGAATGCGAAATCAGGAAGGGCTAGTGGCCCAGCCGGAGCGCGGAGCGCAGTGGGGATGGGCGCCAAGACATCGGCAGGCGCGAGGGGCTCATCCCACGGAACCGTGCTGCCATGCGTGCGATCGAATTCGTTCACGACCTGGCGGTAGTAGCGGCGCGCGGCGGCGACCTTGTCGGCGATCAGCGACTCGAGCGCACGATCTCGCTCCACCAGCCACGTCGTCCAGCGGTGCGCCTCGGGGATGTGGTCCACGAAGTGCAACTGAGGCGGCTCGTAGCCAACCAGTTCCTCGGGCGTGCTCACCAGCGTGTAGTCCACGCTCCAGGTCTCGGCATCCCACAGGATCATGTATCCGCGCATTTGCCACTCATAGCCGGAGTCGTAGCAGTCGGCCAGGACGATGGGCATTGACTCCATGGAGTACGGCGCCTTGATGTCGCGGCCATGGCGCATTGGCTCGTCCCAGATGTCGCACTCGCCGGAGATCGTCCCGTTGTTGCGACGCTCGGCGTTCTTCACCAGTGGTCGACCGGTCAGGCGCGCGAGCATGGCGATGCTGTCGTTCTCGACGGCGCGACCCTTGAGGATGGGGCGCGTCTCGATCTCGCCCGGCTCGTAACCGTAGATCGCTTCGCGCACCAGCTTGCGGACGTGAGTCTTGCCGCCGGCGGACAGGCTCTTGCGGCGAACCTCGTCGAGGACGGACTTCTCTGCATCGCTGCGCTTGGTCTTGGTGATGATCGTGGCGACTTCGGCGGTCATGTGCGCCGGGTCGAGGTCAGCGTTCTCGGGCTTGGCCATAAGGTGTCCGATGCTGCTGCAGCGGATGACGAGAGCGGTCACTTGCCGCCCCTTTCGTCCGCGGAGCGCGCAGTTTTGCGCATCGCGGAGAAGTGCGAACTCATGTCCTTTTGCTCGCGAGGCCCCAGCTTGGCCCACCATGCAGTGAGCGATGCAATGCCTCCCTGCGCTGCGGCCTCTCCCGCATTGCGGAGAGTGATCTTCTGGCCCGCGTCGATGTCGGTCGGTGCGTCCGTGGCAGCATCTCCCGCGGATTCACGTACGCCCAACTTAGCCTCGTCGTCCTCGCCGCCGGTGGCGGTGCCGGTAATCGCGAGCAAGGTCTGGCGCTTGAAGAAGCTCGCGGTAGCCTGTTGGTTCTGCACCAGCGTGTTGCCTCTCAATTCGCCCGCCGGCCCCTCCAGGAAAATGCTCTTGCTGTGACCCTTGCGGTGTTCCAGGTAGCAGGTGACTTCGACCCAGGGCATGTCGCGTTCGACGCCCTCGATGTTTGCGATCCTGCGCACAACAAATTTCGGGTCGTGCCAGAAGCCATAGCCGTACTTCGACAGGGCCGGCGACAACATACCGGCCACGCGGTGGTACTCCGCCTGTTCGAACGATCCCGCCGCCGCACGGTCGACGTGCTTGGTCAGAGGGACAATGATGTTCTCGCCGCGGAACTTGGCGAAGTCCTCGGCGAACGCGAGGATGCCGTCGCGGATGCGGTCTTGCTCGGCCCACTCGCGTTCGCGCTGGCGATCGATGGCCTGCTGCTCGCGGTATCGGATTTCCATCCCCATGAGGCGCTCCAGGCGCTCTACGTCCTTGTCACCGGTCTGCATCGCCAGGGCGAGAATGTCGCTGGGCGTGACGACGCCGGTCGGCGCAGCTCGCACTGCGACGGGTTGTTCGACGCGCGGCTCCAGCATGAGTTCGACTGCGTTGCGCACTTCCGGCGCGTCGGCGAGCTGTTGTTGCATACGTTTCCCTTGAAGTTGAAGATCAACGGCCGAAGAGCCACGCACGGAACCGGCCGAGCCAACTGGCGGGCGCGGAGATCGGCGCCGAGGGCCAGCGTTGTTCGAGTGTTCGCGGCGCGCGGCCGGTCCATGCCGAACTGGAGTTGCGGTAATTGCTCATGCGTTGCTTTCCTTTCGGGGCCGGAAACTCAGCCCTGTGTTCAATTGCGATGGCAACCTCAAGTTCCGCGATCGGACAAGCCCTGCCTTGCGCGCACCCACCTCGGCGAACGAGATGGCAGACGCAATGCGGCTCATTCGCCTGCGAGGTCATGGCGCACCTCCTTTTCAGAGAGCGCCCAGCCGATCGCCAGGAACACGAGGCTCGCGACCCAGAAGCCGGCGAGGATGAAGAGTGCGTCCTTCACGCGTCACCTCGACCCAGGATTTGGACGCCGAAGGACACAGCGGCGGCGAGCATCGTCAGGAACATTCCGGCCAGGGCAGGGATGCTGTGGGCACGAGCGGCCTCGTGATAGGCGGCGCGCTGGTCGGGGGTGAGGTGGTCAATCATGGTCCGCGCCCTCGTGCTCGGTGATGTTGAGGATGAAGCGGTCACCCATCGGCCGCGACCCGCGCGACTCCAGCATCACGAACTCGTCGAGCTTCGGGCGGCGCACTTCGGTGGCGACACTGCGCTGCAGTTGCCCCACTGCAAAGGCGAGGCGCTCGGCCAACTTGAGGATCGATTCAGCCTCACGCGAGACAACCTCGAGGTCGTCATCGCTGGTCTGGCACTCGCGCATATTGGCGACGTGGATCATTCCGGCGCTCTGCAGACGGGTCGCAAGGTGCGAGATTTCGGAGAGTTGATTGGCGTTCATGGCAACTCCCATCCGAAGCAGTAACCCGCCACAAGCAGCGCTGCAGCGATGAGGGCCATCACCAGCAGGGCACGCCATGGAGTCTTGGTGTCAGCCATGGATGGAACCTCCGGTTGCCTTCGCGATGGCTGCCTTGGCATCCTTGATGGTTTCGCCCCAGCCCAGCGCCTCGGTTGTCTCGTCGACATCACCGATGGCGCACAGATCGATGACCTCGGTCAGCGAGGCCACCAGTGCGGCAATCAACTCGTCGCGGGCATCAAACGCTGCCAATTCATGCGCCGGGATCGTCTGCCAGTTGATGCGGATCTCTCGATCGCCTTCCGCACGAGCCAGGATGACGATGGGTTCATCGAGCAGGACGGTCGCGATGAGTCCGCGCTCGTCACTGATGTCGAGACCTCTGACGATGCCCGTCACGCGACGGCCTTTGTAGTCGCCGTGGCTGACCCTCTGGCCGATGCGGAGAGAGATCTCCGCGCCCGCAATCGGCATATGCGCGGCGCTCATGCCGCCACCTCTTGCGCCAGCCCCGGGATCACAGCCGCCACGTCGCGACGGTCGACGCCGCCGAACTGGCCGACTGCGTACAGAGTTCTCGCGGTGTGGTATTGGACACAAACCGAAGTCCGCAGGAGTTGGCCGATCTGTTCGGCCGTGATGTTCTCGCCGAGGGCGTTGCGCTCGCACAGCGACTGAATCGCCAGATGCAGCCGAAGGGCCTCGGTGTTCGCGTCGGACGCGTGCCTGGTTGCGCTCATGACCATCTCCCCCTTCGCGGCGGCCGGCGGGATGCCGGTTTCGAGCCGATGGGGTCATCCTACCGAATCTGGAATGGAAGTCAACCAAATATGGAAGGCTAGGCGTAAACACCTAGATGCGGGGCGTAAAAAAGACCGCGCTCGGCGGTCTAGGTGTCTGGCTGGATGCGGAGGCTAACGATGCAGTTCCAACTGCCCGTGCAGCATGTCCTGAACCGCCGCCCAGAGGGGCGTATCCGGCCGGAGTTCAATCGTTGCGCGCGCCGATGAGCTCAGCACAGTGACGGTCTCGCAAGGGTCGGTGCACGTGACGACATCGACGAACCGTCCATTGAATTGGCGCAGGCGGTAGGTGCCGTCGTGCTGTCCTTCATACCAGTACGCGACTGCAGGTGCGGGGTCTCCGTGCTCGCGCGAGAACTCGCTCTGAATCGTTTCATAGCCGTAGAACCCGTGGCGGTGCCAGGAGTAGAGGTGGCCCGGCCGCTGGGGCGCGTTCACGCTAGCTGGCGTGCTGGTAGGCGAAGTCGTGGCCCGATGCCCCTCGCGAGTCGATAGAGAGAGGGCGTAGGCGGAAATGCACGCTACAACTCCAACAACCAGGCCAATGCGCAAGCAGCGCTCCGCGAGTTCGTGTGCGCGCATTTGGTGTCCTAGAGATTGTTGGACTTGCCGCGAGCCAGAAGCCCCAACTCGTCGTCAAGAGCATGAACGCAACCGCGCGCGAAGGTCGGATTTCTGAAAGCCTCACCGGCGACGTTAACGTAATATTTTCGGTGCTTGAGCATCACGACAAAGGCGAGGCCGATGACGGCATCGTCAGCATGCATCTGGATCAGTTGGCCCAGGACTTCCCCCACATCATTCGAGAGGGCGTCGGTAACGAGAGTAAAGGGAGATTTCATTTCTTTTTCTCGATTGCATCTTCTTGCTTGTTCTTGCGGGCGAATGGGCTGGACATATGTTGCGCATCCATGGCGAGCCGATTCCGCCGAGTCGCCATCTCGTCATGCGGCGCAGTAACCACGCCATATTTCTCAGCGAGAAGTTGATGGCCGAGTACCCGTGCTGCGCGGTCTTGCACTTCTTGCAGCAATGCAACTTTGTCGCCGGCCGGCAGCAACTCGAAGACCGTCAGCAATTCTGCGCGCATTGCTGCGTCCGGCGATTCTTCGGGCTGCGCCGTTAGTTCCGGCACCACATGGGCGTGGGTAGCAGGCGACGTGCCCATACCCCCGGAGGTAGGTCTCCCCTGTAGTTGCGGGGGCTGCGCTGCGCTGAAGCCCGGCACCAATAGTTGCCAGGCCTGCAAGCCGGCCCAATTCGCCACGCGATCCAGCATCTCAACGCCCACGCTCGTCTTCTGATCTTTGAGTCGCTTGGCGTTCGCTGGGCTCTTGACTACCTCGCGGCCTAGACGAGTAAGGTTTTCCCTGCCCCAGCGGGCTTGCATCAGCGCGCTCACGCTCGCCCATAGCTCTCGCCGGCTGTCTTGATCACTCATCCGCGAACGATATAGGCTCAAGGCTTCCATATTCGGTTGCGCTTGCATTCCACATCCGGTATGCTGACTCAATGAACACGTCATTCCCGTCCGCTTCCGAGGTGCGCGCCGCTCTTGAGGCGCTCTCGTACGCACAAATCGTGCGCCTGGCCGGGATCTCCGGCGTTCCCATGACGACGCTCTGGCGCTTGCGCTCCGGGGAGACGGAGAACCCCGGAATTGAGACCGTCCGCAAGTTCGCTGAGCACATCGCTGTGGTGGCGGAAGCGCCATAACAGCGCTGCGCCGCCATTTCCGTGATCCACAACCGCGGCCCCGCCGCCCCAGGAGACCCCATGAAACGAGAAGCATTCCGTGATGACCTCGCAGCCCAGCGTGTGGCGATCTTCGGGTATGACCCGGCAGCTCGCGGCCGTGACAGCACTTCCGTTGCGAGCTATTTCCGCTACGGAAAGAGCCGCTTCCCGAGTGACCCGGGGCCCAGTCGATCGTGGCTGAACTACGACGTATTGTGGGTGGACGAGTGCCCCGAAGCCGAGAACATCCCCGCCGTTCCGCGCGTTGTCCATGTTGGCGACTCCGTCGTGATGACGATCGACTTCGACAAGGGAATCCCTTGGTTTGGCCGCTGCACTCCGCTCAGCGACGAGGTCCTTGCCGATCTCCTGAGCGACATCCGCTCGAGCGACATCCCTGGCATTGCCGCCATGTCCGCGAAGAACGTCCAGCCGACTCCCGAGCCAGTCCTGAGCATCGGAGGCGAGCAAGCAACCGCCGCCGAATTCGCCGCAGCCCTTCAGGCGATTCGCGGCAAGAGCGCGCCGGCTGTGAAAGAGACGCCGCGCGGATTGATGGTCGTTCGCGAGATCGACCACCGCCTCGGCGCATGGAACGAGGACTAAGCGATGCACGCTTTCCTCATCGCCATGTGCGTCTACGGCCTGCTCGCGTTGCTTGGGCTCGCGATGTCTCTCAGAGACGGCGACGGCGCCACATGGTCGGCACTCATCGCCAATGGCATTTGCATCTCGCTGTGCCTGTGGGCATTCGCGCTGCTGGTGCGGGGTAACTAAATGCGCCGCCTCGCCTCTCTCGCTCTCACGGCCCTGTACTTTGCCGCCGTTCTCGCCGCCATTGCTGTCGCCTGCGGCGCTCCGATCTTTGCTGTGGTGGGCTGACCCATGGCATACGACTTCAGCAACCTCACCGTGAACCAGCGGACGCTGCTGACCTTCGATGGTTGGCAGGTCGGCTCCCGGATGGTTCAACAGCCGTCCTCGCGCACGGTCAAGAAGCTGCTCGAGCGCGGCCTGATCGTGGAACTCAAGCGCAGCCGCAATGGGCTGAGCTATTCCGAGTTCAGCGTCCCGACCGACGTTCACGCGGCCTGGTGCGAACACTGCTCGCGCCAGCGTTGTGGCGAGGTGGTCTAGGTGGCTCACGGTTTCCCCGGCTTCGCAGCTTTGCGCCGCGCCTTCACGAACGCCACGGCTGCGGCCTTCTCGCTCGGCGCGTCGATCGACTGCGCGAGCCAGCCGTACTCCCGCGAGATGGATTCGCACGCTCGCTTGAAAACGAGACGGATCGCTTCGGCGGGAGTTGGAACCGTTGGCTTCATGGGGCAGATCTTTCGTGTTGTCCATGGCTCCCATTTTTCTCCCGTTGAGCTACTCAACACCACTCATCAATTTGGCGAGGCGCTGTGAACCAGCTCGGTTTCCCCTCTGAAGTGACGGCCCAGGAGGTCGCTCGCGAGTCCTCTCTTGGCGGCGCGATCAGCCTGTGCGCGAAGGCCGCAGGCATGACTCCGAAGCAAGTCCAGGACGCCTTGAAGGCCGACCGCGCGCAGTTCTCGCGATGGACTGACGACAAGGAAGGAATCTTGTGGTCGAAGCTCACCGCCCTCATGGACGCTTGCGGCAACGATGCGCCCCTTCTGTGGATGCTCCAGCAGCGCAACTACGACCTGTCGTCACTGCGGCATGCGGAGAGCGAGTTGGAGCGCCAACTGCGCGAAGCCAATGAACGTATCAAGGAAATGGAACACGAGCGCGACGTAGAGCGCCGGCTGTTCCGTGATTTGAGGATTGCCGTATGAACACCCCAACCCTCCCGCCCATCCCCTGGAAGCCGCTGCCCATCACGCCGCTGCCGGACGTCTTCATCGATGACACGCCGAGCGCCTGGTGCATCTGGGATGCGGCAGTGCGGGCGATGGATGACGTGAAGGAGTCGGCGTGATCGAAGCCCCTGATGCCTTCGACAACGCGGCCGGCCTGCTTGAAATGGCAAAGCACGCTCACCGCGCGCTCAACGACGCCGCATTGTTCATCCAAGCTGTCGATCCTGAGTCAGCAACCGAGGGCGAGATGTTGCGGCAACTGGCCGAGCGGTGTGCGGCAATCTCGACGTCGCTGTTCTGCCTGACGCGAGACGATGTGCAGACGGCGCGGTGCACACACCCGAACGCCACGCGCGGTCAGGTCGGCGAGACGTATCGCGTCATTCAGTGCGATTGCCCAGACTGCGGCGCAAGGTGGGACGAATCATGACCGTCCAGATCCTTCGCGGCGATTGCCGTGCGGTTCTTCCGACACTGGTACCCAGATCGGTGCAGTGCTGCGTGACATCGCCGCCGTACTTCGGCCTGCGGGACTACGGCCACGCCGAACAGATCGGGCTTGAGCCCAGCCCGGACGAGTACATCGCCACGATGGTCGAAGTCTTTCGGGGTGTGCGCGACGTGCTCGCCGACGATGGCACGCTCTGGCTCAACATCGGAGACAGCTACGCGACAAGCGGGGGCAAAGACGCGTCAGGTACGCGCCGAGGGCGCAGCGGCAACCTAGCAAATGCTGGCGTCAATGGCGCAGCGATACCTGATGCGCGGATTCGACCTGGCGCTGGCATCAAGGCGAAGGACTTGATCGGTATTCCTTGGATGCTAGCGTTCGCCCTGCGTGCCGACGGCTGGTATCTGCGCCAAGACATCATCTGGTCGAAGCCCAACGCGATGCCTGAATCGGTGCGCGACCGCTGCACCAAGGCGCACGAATACGTCTTCCTGCTGTCGAAATCGGAGCGGTACTACTTCGATTCGGATGCGATGCAAGAGCCTTGCGTATCCAGTGAGCGGGATCTCGCGCGCGCCAAAGTCACCGGCCGCGGAGAGCAGGATGCCAGCTCTGCATATCTTGGATCGCCGCAGCAGGACAAGTCTGGAGGCTTCCCCACCCGCAGCCGTCGGAATTCATTCGCTCGCGAGACTAAGTACAGCGATGGCGCGAGCGGTCAGACCGCCCAGCACCGCCTCGACCGTGAGCCGATCGACTACTCCGACACGCGCAACCGCCGCAGCGTCTGGACGATTGCCACGCGGCCCTATCCCGGCGCGCACTTCGCAACCATGGCGCCCGAGTTGGCAGAGACATGCATCGCGGCCGGTTGCCCCGAAGGCGGAACGGTACTCGATCCGTTCGGCGGCGCCGGTACCACCGGGCTAGTCGCGGACCGCCTGCATCGGTCGGCCGTCTTGATCGAATTGAACGACACCTTCGCCGACCTTGCGCGTGATCGCATCCAGGGCGAATCCCCACTCTTTGCGGAGATTGCATGACACCCGACATCTTCAACGGCGCCTTCGAGTGCCTCGGCGGCCTTTTCGTCCTGAACCACTGCCGCGCCGTCTGGCGCGACAAGTCCGTCAAGGGCGTGAGCATCCTGTCAACGGCCTTCTTCGCCTGTTGGGGCGCGTGGAATCTCTACTACTACCCGAGTCTGGGCCAGTGGTGGAGCACCGCCGGCGGCGTCGTGATCGTTCTCGCCAACGCTCTCTGGATCGGCCTGATGTTGCGCTTCCGGAGTGACGCATGACGATCCGCATCCTTCAAGGCGACTGCCGCAAAGTCCTGCCGACGCTGGACGAGGCGAGCGTTGACTCCGTGGTCTGTGACCCGCCTTACGAGCTCGGCTTCATGGGCAAGAGTTGGGACGCGAGTGGCGTCGCCTTCGACCCGGAGACGTGGCGCGCCGCGCTGCGCGTCCTGAAGCCAGGTGGCCATCTGCTTGCCTTCAGCGGTACGCGCACCTATCACCGCATGGTCTGCGCCATTGAAGATGCAGGCTTCCAGATTCGCGACCAGATTGGCTGGGCCTTCGGGTCCGGCTTCCCGAAGTCGCGCAACGGCGAGTGGGGCGGCACTGCGCTCAAGCCGGCATGGGAGCCCATCGTCCTGGCGCGCAAACCGCTGATCGGCACTGTCGAAGCCAACTGGCGCGAGCATGGCACCGGGGCGCTGAACATCGACGCGTGCCGCGTGGACTACGCTGGCACGGAAGATGCTGCTGCTGCTGCTGCTGAAATTCGCTCAAAGCAAACAAAGCGCAACACCGAAGGATGGGGCATGCGTGAGCAAGCCTTGACCGCCGACAGTTATCTCGCCGGCGCGGCCGGCCTGGGCCGCTGGCCCGCCAATCTCCTGCATGACGGCAGCGACGAGGTAGTTGCTGCCTTCCCGTCCGCGCCCGGCCAACTCGCCAAAGCGAGCACGAGCGACACGCAACGTGCCGGGCAAAACGCCTTCGGCGTGATGAACCGCGGCTCCAATGGTGCCGCTCCGCGTGGCGATGCCGGAAGCGCCGCGCGATTCTTCTACACGGCTAAGGCCTCAAAGCACGACCGCAACGAAGGCCTCGAAGGCCTCGAAGGCCGTCTGACAGATGACGGCCGCAAGGTTCCCGCCGATAACGCCTATCAGCGCGGCAAGTCCTCACGACAGAACTTCCATCCGACCGTGAAGCCCACGGACCTCATGCGCTACCTCTGCCGCCTCATTACCCCACAAGGGGGGGGTAGTCCTCGATCCCTTCATGGGCAGCGGCTCGACGCTCAAGGCGGCCGAGTTGGAGGGCTTCAGCGCCATCGGAATCGAACTCGACCCGCAATACATCGAGATTGCGCGTCGCCGCATTGCCGGCGACATGCCTCTCTTTGCTGACCTCGCCTAACCCCAAAGGCCACGCCATGCCCGACACCACCCCGTCCCGCCACTTCGATCCCAATACCCGAGACGCACTCATCCATGCCGCTCTTGTTCGCGACACAGATGAGATCGACCGGATAACCGATGAACTTGCGCGGCAAGGCGTGTGCCGCCCGCGCGCGGACATGAGCCGCATGGACGAATGGGTCGCCCTGCGCACTGCGCCGGCGCCGCTCCTGCTCCACGTCGACCCGATCGTCACCCTTGCCGGCAAGTCCGACATCGGTGCCCAGATGGCGGCGCACTTCCGCGGTGTATTCGTGGGAGCAGGGCAATGAGCGCCGTCTACCAACCCCAACCCGAAACAATCGCCGAGCGTGCCATCGAATATCTCGAGAAGGCCCTCGACCGAAAGCCCAAAGGAGCATGGATTCCCAACCTCGCCGTGTGCACGGCGCTGGGCGTGAAGCCGAATGCGATCCGCCCCTCGCTGGACAAGGCGATCGCCGTGGGTCTGGTCGAGAGGTCGATTTGCCCCAGCGGCTTCACGCAATGGCGCCTGGGCTACATCAAGCCGCGCCGCCGTCCGACGAAGCCTCAGCCGGCCGAGGTTCCGAAGTTCTCCATCGATTGGCCGCCAGGATTCGTGTCGAAGTTCGACACAGTCAAGGTGCCTGACCACGAGCAGCGGAGGAAATGATGGGCATTGCCAAGGGAACTTATCTCAACGGCATCCGGGATGAGGCAACGCTTCTCGCGCGCTGCCGCGTTGACGAGGTAAGCGGCTGCTGGCGCTACCTCGGCAACTGCGCCGTCGGTGTGATGCCCACCGTCCACATTGTGATGCCTGATGGGACGCGGGTGTGCCGACGGGTACGACGGGCTGCATGGATCATCAAGACCGGCGCTGAACCAGCTCGCGGTCTTGTCGCCTACCCGACGCCAGACTGTCGCTACATCGATTGCCTGTGCACGTCTCACGTCAAGGTGGGAACGCGGCGCCAAGCCACACAGGCCGCTTCGGAGCGCGGGGCTTACGACACCCTGCAACACATCGCAGCGCGGTCTGCGCTCCAGCAGGCAAAGCGCAAGATCAGTGCCGAGACGCAGATGGAAATCATGCGCAGCGATGAGCCGACGACCGATCTGATGGCGCGCACCGGCCTCTCACGTAGCCGGATCAACGGGATCAGGCGCGGGGCCAGGCACGCCACCTCGAAGGCAACCAGCGTTTTCGAATGGCGGGGTCAAGCATGACTGTCGCTGCCACATCGATCGAAACGTACCACGCCATCAAGGAAGACGGCACGCTCGGCAAGCGCCAGGCGGAAGTTCTCGGTAACACCTTCGGAAGCATCGTCGATAGCCGCGGCGTGCGCCGTGGCGCACGATTCCGCGACTTGGCTGGCCAACGCTTTGGGCGTTTGGTTGCCTTGGAGGTGGTTGGTCGGAACACATCAAGGGGCATGGTGTGGCGCTGCCAGTGCGACTGTGGGTGCGTAAGCCAGCATTCCAGCACAGGCCTCGTGGAAGGTACCACCCAGTCATGTGGCTGCTATCAACAGGAGCGCCGTGTCGAATGCAACACCGAACACGGCATGGCGGACACGCTAATCCATGGCCTTTGGATGAGCATGATGGCGCGCTGCTATACCACGACGAACGAGGCATACGATCGCTACGGCGGACGCGGGATCGTGGTGGACGAGCGGTGGCACGACTTCGCGAACTTTTTCGCCGATATGGGTCACCGACCAGAAGGCAAGTCGCTGGATCGGCGCGACAACAATGGGCCGTATTCCGCATCGAACTGTCGTTGGGCAACCCCCACTGAGCAGGGCCGTAACATGCGCACGAATCGGATGCTCGAATTTCGAGGCGAGACGCGCTGCATGTCGGAATGGTGCGAGATTCTCAGCCTCAAGACGTCGACCGTCTGCCGTCGCCTGAATCACTTCGGTTGGTCCGTGGATCGTGCGCTAGCTACGCCGGTACTGCCGATGAAGGGTGTTCGTTCGCTCGCGATGAGTGACGTGCGATATGGCAGAACGCCGAGAACTACACCAAGCGCAGAACAGTCCGAAGGAGCACTCTCCTCGTGACTGAACCAGAAGGAATCGCTCCACTCACGCCTCCTGGCTGCGATCTGCGGGACTTCCCGCATACACCACTCTTCAGGTCGCGCTTGTTCGGTTCGACGTTTCACGCTCGCGCCAGCGATGCCGAGTGGCGCGCCGGCGTGACACTGTGGCTGAAGTCATGGGACCAGGTTCCCGCCGGCAGCCTGCCGGCCGATGACATCGACCTGTGCCGGCTCGCAGAATTGGCCCGCGACTTGAAAGCCTGGGCGAAGGTGAAACTCGGCGCACTCCGGGGCTGGTTCATGTGCAGCGATGGACGGCTGTATCACCCGGTGGTGGCTGAGGGCGTCAACAACGCCATTGAGGCCAAGGCGAAGCAGCGGCTGAAGACGGCGAAGGCGCGTATTGCAGCGCTCGAGAAGCACCTCAAGGAGGCGAAGACAGAAGACGACAAAGCGCGCATAACAGAAGAGATTGCGCGCATACGACAGACCTTGTCACAGAGTCTGTCACAGACCCTGTCACTGAGTCCAAGAGAAGGAGAAGAGAGAGGGAATGATAAGGAGAAGGGAATATCTAGTTCCGTTCCTACCGGAACGGACGGCGGCGAACCGCCGGCCGAGAAGCCGGAGAAGGTCAAAAGCCCCGGGGACATCGCTAAGGCCGAGCTCTGGCGCGCCGCTATCGCCGTCCTGGCTGCTGGCGGCTGCCAGAGCGAGGATGTCTCCCGGTCGTTCATGGGAAAACTCGTCAAGGACTACGGGCTGGACGCTGTCCGTGAGGCGGTCGCGGCTGCCGCTACCGAGCAACCTGCGGATGCACGCGAGTACCTCAAGGCGACTTGCATGCACCTCGCGAAGGAGCGCACTCGCCCGGTGACGGTAGCGGAGAACCCGCAGGTACGGGAGACGGCGGCGGCACATGCTGCCGAAGCTGCCCGCGTCGGATCGAAGGCGCCGGAGCACCTCAACGCGGCTCGAGCGGCAGCCGCTGCGGCCCGCGAGCGCCGACTGGGTGCAGCGAAGGACGCCATCGATGCCATCACCGGAGGCAGCAATGCAGCGGACTGACGCGCGAGCGATTCACGACGAGGAGACCGAGCGCCTGCGCATTCCGCCACAGTCGATCGAGGCGGAGCAGGGCGTTCTTGGTGGCCTGCTCTTCGACAACGGGACGTGGGATCTTGCGGCCGACACGCTCGTGGCTTCGGACTTCTACCGGCTGGAGCACCGATGGATCTTCGACGCCATCGGGCGGCTGATCGGCGCGAGCCGACCAGCGGATGTCGTCACGGTACACGTCCAACTGCAGGCGATGGACACGGGTGGCGCCGACGTCGGCCTCAAGTACCTGAACGAACTCGCCCAGAGCGTCCCGAGTGCTGGCAACGTCCGCCGATATGCGGAGATCGTTCGCGAGCGGGCCGTCCTGCGCAAGTTGATCGTGGCCGGAGACGAGATCGTCGCCAGCGCATTCAACCCGCAGGGCCGTGTCGTGTCCGAGATCCTGGATGCGGCCGAGTCCAAGGTCATGAGCATCGGCGAGGAGTCGTCCCGTGGGGGGCAGGGCTTCCGGATGATGGACACGCTCGCAATTCAACTGATCGATGAGGTCACAGCGCTGGCCGAGAGTGGCGCCGGTGACGTCACCGGCGTGCGTACCGGCTATTTCGACCTCGACCAGTCGACTGCAGGACTCCAGGCAGGAGACCTGATCATCCTGGCCGCTCGGCCCAGCATGGGCAAGACCGCTCTAGCCATGAACATCGCCGAGAACGTGGCGATCACGAACGGTCAGCCCGTGCTCGTGTTCTCAATGGAGATGAGCGCCGAGCAACTGACGAAGCGCATGGCGGGATCACAGGGAAAGATCGACCAACAGCACCTGCGCACTGGCAAGCTGGACGGTGACGAATGGGGGCGGCTGACGGAGGCGATCGAGCGACTCTCGAAGAGCACGATCTGCATCGATGACACGCCGAACCTGAGCGTCGCAGAGTTGCGCGCCAGGTCGCGCCGGCAGGCGCGCATCGTTGGCAAGTTGGGGCTGATTGTCGTGGACTACCTGCAGCTCATGGGCGGATCTAGCGACATGGAGGGCGAGAACCGCGCGACCGCTGTCGGGGCTATGTCCCGCGGCCTGAAGGCGTTGGCTCGCGAAATGAACTGCCCGGTGATCGCACTTTCCCAGCTGAACCGGGCAGTTGAGAGCCGCACCGACAAGCGACCGCTCATGTCCGATCTGCGCGAGTCCGGCTCCATCGAGCAGGACGCCGACATCGTCGCCTTCATCTATCGCGATGACTACTACGACAAGAACTCCAAGGAGCCCGGCGTCGCCGAGGTGATCTTGGCGAAGCATCGCAGCGGTCCCGTGGGAACGATCAAGTTGGCGTTCCTGAAGCAATGGACCAAGTTCGAGAACCTGGCGCCAGACTACAGCCGCGGCGACGCGTACTAACCACAAGGCCGCATAGCGGCAAGCACTTGGAGAGAACTGATGACACGATGCAAGGTTGGCGACATCTGCGTAATTGCCGCAGGTAGCACCGAGGACGGAAAGATGGTCTCCGTCTTGCGCGCAGCGACGCCGGATGACGTTGCGGAATGGGAGCCGGAGGCTTGGTTCGTGGAGTCTATGGGCTCACCGATCGTGACCTACACCATGAACGGAAGCAGGGTGCTGATGCGTCGGCGGGCCATTCGCGACCGCGAATTGCGACCCATTCGCCCAGGCGAAGCGGGCGCCGTCGACTCGCGCGATGTGCTGCTCGGGCAGAGGGCTGCCGCATGAGCGCCGACCGCACCCCGACCGACTATGCACTGGAGCACGCCGAATACATGGCCGGCGCTGCCGAGCGCATGCTGCAGGCTATCGCCGAGGAGGACACGCTCCGTCTTCGCCGCGAGGAAAGTGACGATGTCGCCGAAGACACAATCTACGACGCCAGCATGACTCGCGATGAGTTTGCACGAAGCCTGCGCGAGCGAATCTGCGAGTTCCGCAAGCGTCGTGACCGCGCTGTGAGCAACAAGCCGCTGGACGAGAACACCGCTTTGCGAGAGATGGCGAAGCACGCTCACCGCGCGCTCAATGCCGCATCGAATGCGCTCGCGACAGTCGAAGATGACATCCCGGGCGACGAGACGACGGAAGACCTGGCACGACGCTGCGGCGACATCGCATGCTCGCTGTTCTCACTACTGCGCGGCAACGAGATTGAGCGCTACGAATCCGGACCATTCTCGGCTGAGCCGTTGCCGGAGGTCACCCCATGAGCCGCCAACGCGACTACCAACCCACCATCGACCGCGCAAACAACCGAGTCGAGATCGCCCGCAGCCGCGAGTCCCGACTCCGCGAGAAGTCGGACGAGAACCACCGAGCCATGCTTCGCGCCCAAGTCGCGGCACGCATTGCAGGCGAGGAAGCGGATGCCCTGCGCGACCGCATCACGGGCCTGGAGCAGAGCGTCCGCGACTTGCGCAAGGACAACGCGCACCTCCGAGCGGACCGTAAGTCGGCCTACGAGTTGGTCGGCAAGATGAGCGAGGAACTGGATGCTGTGGCGCATCCGTGGCGTTCTCTGGCGCGTCGGGCGCGCGAGTGGGTACGGGACATGATGCGGATCGGGGTGGAAGCGTGAAGGACATCATTTTCGGTGCGGCATTTCTGTCGCTCGGCGCGTTGCTCATGTTCGGGCCGGTCGGGCGCGATGACACCGATCCGCCATCCGGCCGCAGCGGCATGGGTTTGTACACCGACAGCCTCACTGGTTGCCAGTACCTCAGTCACGCATTCAGCGGTCTGACGCCACGGATGGATTCGGCAGGGCATCAGGTCTGCAGGAAGACGACTCCATGAACCGCGGCGCACCGATGAAGCGGACATCATTCCGCCGCAAACTGCCCGCCCACGTCACGCTGCCGCTGGACGATGACCTCGTCGTCACCATCGAGCGCATCGCGCCGAGGCTGTACCGGGTGCCGGCGCCGAGTGCGCCAGTCTTCGCTTCGACGCCGAAGTTCCCCTACGTGCGCAACGCGAAGCTGATCGAGGCCTACCGCCTCATCCCGTGCCAGTTCTGCGGCTACTGGGCGAAGGGCGAGATCGTCGGCGCCCACAGCAACTGGTCTATCCACGGCAAGGGCAAGAGCGTCAAGGCGACCGACACCCGATGTGCAAGCGCCTGCCCGCCCTGTCACCACGAACTCGATCAGGGCAAGACATGGAGCGAGGCCGATCGGCGGGAGAAGTGGTGGGATGCACACGTCAAGACGATCCGCCGCCTCGTCGCCGCGAACTATTGGCCTGCAACGGTCGAAGTCCCCGACACCTCAACGTTTCCAAAGGAATGGGCATCATGAGGAACTGGATCGAACTACAAGTTTGGTCGGTACGCATCGCGTGGCGCTATCTCAACGGCCGATGGCACTATTTCCGCGATGCGCCTATGCACGTCGTAGCCCGCATGGCGGATTGGTGTGGATCCGAGGATGGCGACATGAACGCAATCGGCTGGGTCGCAGACGCGGAGCTGAAACTTCGCCTGCGCCGCACCCGCAACAGTGAGGTCAGCGCATGACCGGACGCCGCCTTTCCTCACCCCGATACGGCTCATCCTTCGGCGGCGCCAGCTCCCGAATCGTCATTGCCGCCAGCCAGTCCGCAGCCGGCCAGGGCGCCAGATGGTCCATCAGATGCGGCGCATTGAGCAGCGCCGAGCGTCGGAATTCGCGCTCTTCGTCCAGCCGCCACGGTGCGAGTTGTTCCACGGTTCGATCCTCGGTCAGATTGGTCGAAGGTTGCGGCAAGGCGCGCGCCCGGGGTACGGAATGATTTCGACCGTCACGCTCATCGACGACAGCGAAGTCGACAGTGCCTCCGAAGCATGGAAGATCGAATGCTTCAACCGACACGGCCATGTCGAGGCTGTTTTGAGGATGCGTGGAGCCGACAACAAGTCAAGGCGCGCGCAGTACATCGAGCAAGTCGACGCGCGAGAAGGCGCAGAAGCCGGCCGGCGGCTGCGTGAGGCGGTCAAGAAGGCATGGGGCGCGACGGCATGACCGAAGCCATCGACGTCATCGTCAGCACCCGCGAGGGCGCCTACAAGATCGCCACCGCAGCCTACGAGCGCGCGCGGGGGCTGATCGCCGACGGGAAGCGCGCGCGGTTCAGGCTGGAAGAGGCGGAGGACGAACTCTCGATTCGGCAGCGTGGCTTCTTGCATAAGGCAGTCCTCCCGCAGATCAGCGAGCAGGTCACATTCCCCGACGGCACGCGCTTCGAGTGGCGGGTCTGGAAGGAAATGTTCCGTGCGCGTTTCCTCGGCGACCGCTGGGTGCTGAAGGCCGTTCCGCGCTGGGATGATTCCCTACGGGCCTGGGTCAAGCCGAAGCGCAAGACGCCTCACCGCGAGCGCGTGAGCACCGAGGACCTTGGACTCAAGGCCTACAGCGAATACATCGACCTCGTGATCGACACGGCGGTGCTGGAGTTCGGCGTGGCCTTCGTGTTCCTGCCGTCGGAACGCGATGCGGTCCGGTACCGGGCGCCAGCGCGGAAGAGGGCGGAGGCTGCCGCTTGAGCGAGACCGCACTCGAGAACCGGAAGTGCGCCGTCTGCCCCCAACTGTTCGCGCCGCGGAGCGACACACATGCCGCCTGTTCGCCGCGCTGCGCCCAGCGGTGGGTGAACGTGCAGAAGAGGGCCGCGGCGGCGGATCGGCGAGAGACACGGGAGAAGTTGCTGGCCATGAAACCGCGCGCCAAATGGCTCGCTGAGGCGCAGCGGGTCTGCAATCAATGGATCCTCATTCGAGACGCTGGAAAACCGTGCGTGAGTTGCGGCCGGCACCACAAGGGCAAGGTAGATGCGGGACACTACATCGCGGCTGGTGAGAGCGAGGCGCTGACATTCTCAACTGAAAATTTGCACGCCCAGTGCAGTCCATGCAACACGAAACTCCACGGGAACCTCGTTAGATTCCGTGCTGAATTGCTGCGCCGGATCGGCCCCGCCGAGGTAGAACGGCTGGAGACATGCACCGAGAAGAAAGTCCATTCAATCGCCGAGCTGCGAGAGATTCGCGACTACTTCCGAGCGCTCGTACGTGCCGCAGTCCAGTAGCCCACGCCGCATCGTTTACGGCAATCCACGCCGCAACGCTTGTCGATTCTGGGCGGGACGCAGGAAAATGGGCAGATGGGGTGCCCAGCCGAGCACCTGACGGCCAAGGATGACCATGACGAACGAGCCGATGACCATGTCCGAGCGCTACAGCAAAGCCATCGGGACTAAGCGCCTCGTCCTCTCCGAGCACCGCCGAGGTGACGCCGACATCATCCTTGCCGCCGGGCTCTGCGCCCACATCAGTCGGCCTCAGACGCTCGGACCAATGCTCTTCCGGCTCATGGCTGAGTACGACGAGGTTCGCGGCCAACGTGCTATCGCCCGCCGCAACCTTGAAGCGGGCAATTCACGTGAATCGGCCCGGGCTGACGCCACAAAGACCATCGAGGGCGAGAGCGGGCGTCGCCAGCGCCGAGGCGATCCAGAGATGACGTCGGCCGAGTTGCACGCGCTCATTCTCAAGGCTGGAGAACATCTCCGTGACCGCGTCGCGTTTGAAGCCAAGATGGCCCACGCGCATGTGCTGATCCACTTGCCCAGTCTCGCATCGACCCGCGAAGCCTTCCAGCAGTGGGCGCTGCTGATGGCTAACAAGCGCCGCTTTATGGACATCGGCCCGCTGCCGGCGGTCGACCCCGACAAGTCCATGCTCGTCTCGGCATGGCGCAAGGGCAAGAACCAGCAACGCACTGTCGTCCTGGCGCTCGCCGGCCGAGTTCTCGACCTGGTGCTCGATCCGAACTGCTACCGCTGCGAGGGCCGCGGCTTCAATGGTGGCTACGACCGCAACCCGCAACGGATCTGCAACGACATGCGCAAGGGCGGCTGCGGCGGCTCAGGTAAGCGCAACACGAAGATCGGCAAGACCAAGGACGAGGACGACTTCGCCGGCTACCTCATGACCGAGGTCGAGATCATGCTCGGGCGCGCCACGCGCGAGATGAGCGCACGACTTCGGGATGATCCGGGCACGACGGCGGCGCGGGCCTACGGGGTTGCGGTGGCGTGAACGTCACTATCCAACTCCGAAACAATGAGACGGGCGAGATTCGCACTCACGCCGACAATTTCGCATCGCCGTCTCCGAAGACTCGCCTCTGGTTGTGGACGGAGGATGGCAACAGTTGCGATTGCAATCGCAGCCTACTCTGGGGCGAGGAATGGGAAGGCTTCTTCCAGCCGCCCTGCACGAATGGTGGCTACAGCGCCAGGATCGTTGAAACGAACACCGGGGAAGTGTTGCTCGATGAGTTCGACCGACCGTGGCAGGCCGATTTCGCGGAGCGCATTCGCCGACTGAGATACGCAGTGAAACTCTATCGGGATAATGAGCCTGGCGCGCTTCAAGACTGGGTCGAAGCTCATCCGGAATGACGCGCGCTTGCCGCACTGAAATTATCGCGCTATGCTGTCCGCACGCTTGGCTCGGTTGCGTCCCGCCAAGTGAATCCATCTCCCGCGCCAGCGGGTAAGCCGGCCAGACCGGCAGCCTCCAGATAGGCAGCGCATTGCGCAAAGACACAAGCCACCCGAGTCCTCGCGGTGGCTTTCTTTTTGGGCTGAGCCCGACGACCGCCCGGTAAACCCTGCAGCGCATTGACCCAGCGTCACGCGCAGCGCCAGAGTTGGCGCAACAGCAGATCCGTCCCGGGTGCCGAGGGCAACCTCTTGGCTCAGCCCTCCTTTTCCTGAAAGTCCACCCATGACCGCCACCCTCTCGACGCCGACCGCCTCCATCGTCTTCCCGATCGGCACCGCCGACACCGAGTGGTCGTTCTCGCTGAGCGGCACGCTCGCCGACGGCGGCGGCTACACCAACACGCTGACCTCGGCGACGCCGTCGCTGCAGGCCGACCTACCTGAAGGCGCGACCGTCGTCCTCGTCGTGAGCAAGAACGGCATGAGTTCGCTGCCGTCCGATCCCTTCGTGGCTCCGCTGACCACCGTCACCCTGACGGTTCCCGACGCGAGCCAGAAGGCAACGATCACCGCAGCGTGATCCTCCGTCGGCTTCTCGCGCTGCTGCCTCCGTGGCTCCTTCGGAGACTGGGCCTGGTGGCGCTTGAGGTGCCGTGGGGCAGGGCGCGCGTCCGCGCCCACTGAAACAACCGCCGCTCCCGCCTCGCTCATCCAGGACGTCAGTCCGCGAGCACAGGGAGCAGCCCAGCCGGGCCGTGGCTTCTAACTCCGGCCGCCCGCGACGTGGAACGAGCACTCGCGGGACTTTCTCCCCGCGTGAATGGCGGCACGCCCTTGCGGCGCGGCGGCGGGCGCGGGCACCCACCAAAGGAAATTTATGGCCGACTTCATTGCTGGCGAAAGCGTCACGCCTGGCGCGACCGACGGCTCGAAGCCTGGCCTGCCTGTTCGCTGGAAGGACATGGGCGACGGAACGTTTGCCCAGGTAGTTTCGACGACGGGGGGTGGTGGAGGCGGCGGCGGAGACGCATCGGCCGCGAATCAGGCCACGCAGATCACTACGGCGAACCTGACCAACACCGAGGTTGGTGCTCTCACCGAGACTGCGCCGGCCAGCGACACCGCATCGAGCGGACTCAACGGTCGCCTGCAGCGCATCGCCCAGCGCATCACCAGCCTGATCACCGCGCTCGGATCGCCCTTCCAGGCGGGCGGCGCCCTCGGCGCCGGCGCGGCCATCATCGGCAAGGTCGGCATCGATCAGACGACCCCTGGGACGACCAACGCCGTGGCCATCGCCACGGTGGCCGCGGCGACGGCAGTCAGTAGCACTGCCTACGAGGCGTCGCACGTCCTCAAGGCCAGCGCCGGCACGCTGTACGAGGTGTCGTTCTACAACTCGTCGGCGTCGGCGCAGTTCTACCAACTGCACAACTCGGCCACCCTCCCGGCCGATACCGCTGTCCCCGTTCGCATCATCAACGTTCCGGCCGGCGGCATGGGGTCGTTCGATTTCGGCCTGCGCGGGCGGCCGTTCTCGACGGGGATCGTAGTCACGAACTCGTCGACCGGTCCCACCAAGACGATCGGCGCGGCCGACTCGTTCTATGACGCACTCGTCGCGTAAGGGATCGATATGAGCTCGATCTTCAGCGCCGTTCGCCGACAGCACCTGGCGACGTTCAATCCGACGAACTTCACCCAGGACGGCGCAGTCATCGCGGCCGGTCCGGGCCCGTACTCATTCACAGTCCCGGCCAACGTCTATCAACTTCGAGTCAATGGAGTCGGTCCCGGTGGCGGTGGCGGTGGCGGCTTCGCGACGGCAGGCGGCGGCGGTGGCGGCGGCTGCTCCGGCACGATCATGTGGGGATCTCTGCTCACTGTAACGCCGGGTGAAACGATCACGGTGACGGTTCCGGTGGGTGGCGCGGGTGGTGCAATCGGTGCGGCTGGGACGGCCGGCGCAAACGCCAGCATCGCCAGCACCACGATCGGAACGCGCGTCTACAACGGCGGCGGCAACGGCAATGCCGGCGCGACCACGAACGGCGGCAACGGTGGAGCAGGCGCAGGCGGCACGACTTCGGGCGGTGTCGGCGGTGCGGGTGCGGGCGGTGCGGGCGGCAGTTCCTCGGCGGGCACTGGCGCGTTCGGCATGCGCAGCGGCGGCGGCAACGCTGGCGGCGGCGGCGCTGGTGGCGCAGTCAACTTCGCCGGCGGCACCAGCCTCTACATGGGCGGAAATACCGAAGGCAACTTGGCCGGCGGCGCCCTGCAGGCTTCCAACGGAGGCGGCGGCTCTGGCGGCTGCACCGCATTCGGTGATGGCCGCGGTGGCGTGGGCGGTTCACAGACCGGCCCAGTCGCAGCAGGCTCGCCGGCAGCTACCTCCTATGGCGGTGGTGGCGGCGGTGGCGCCGGCAATCAGGCGGGCGCTCAGGGCGGATCAGCCTACTTCGAATTCATCTGGGAAGCCTGACCATGACTGCACCTAACGCATTTCTGGTCGACCAGAACTCAACGATCACGCCGAAGATCGGCATCTCAGTTGATGCCACGTCAGGCGCCCCGACGATTCTGACGGCCGACAACACCGGCGCGCAAGTGGCGACGCTTGTGGGCGCTGGCGGCGGCGGAACTCCTGCATCTACGGTTAGCCCGAAGGCCGTGGGCTCCGGCGCAGTTGGCTCCGCAACGACTTACGCGCGCCAGGATCATGCGCACCCGGTGAACACGCCTGCTGACGTTGGCGCACTCCCGGTTCCGACCAACTGGGCGGCCTCCGCGGGCGGCGGCACGCCTACGTTGACATCGGGGACGGCCGTCCTGGGTGTGGCGTATCGCAACACCACGGCTGGCACCACTACACTCAGCCCGGCCATCGACAGCATTACGTCGGTCTCGCAGGATGATTGCCTGTTCTGCTTTACCCCGGGAACCTGGACGCTGTCACCGGTCGCTGGCGCTGGCTCGGTGACCTTTGCGGCCACGGTGCCGGCCGGGAACGCCACGGACAACACCAGTCTCGCAGCGGCGCTCGCCACCAAGGAAACGACGCTTGCGCCGGTCACGCTGACCGCTGCAACGAATCTTGTGCGCAACACGCACGGCAATCGCTCTATCTGGTGGAACGGCGGCAATGCAACGCTAACTGTTCAGTTGGACGCATCTGGCGGCACGACGCTCGACGACTATTTCGAGGTTCATACCTTGGCGACGGCGACCGGTGTTCCGACACTCGTGACGCCGGATGGCAAGACGATCACTGGCAGCGCCACGAGGATCGTTTCTGTCGTGCGTAAGGGCACCCCTGATGGCTCGTGGACGGCGGGCACCACCGACCCGGCAACGTCTGGTGGTGGCATGACGCTGGACATCGGGTGCGGTTGCAATTTCCGCATCGAGCCCGGGCAGGTCGGCGGCGTCTCGGTTAGCTCCTACGGTACTCCCGGGGGCTCGCTGGTGGGCACGCTGACGGCCAGTACCGGTGTGGTCACGGGGGTCGGTTTCAAGAAGCGCGTCGGTGTCGTCAGTGCCGCCGCAGTCAACTCCAACTCGTACTACTCGACGGTTACCTCCGGTGCGCACTTCATCATGCCGGACACGGCCACCACCTGGATCCCGCAGCCGTCTCGCTACGTCTTCAACGTTGCGGATGCGCTGACGGCATGCCGTGTGGGCGGCGGCCTCTTGTCGGGTGTTCCCGGTGTGACGGTGGAGCCATCAGCGTTGTTGAATTGCGCCTTTTTCGGCGCCGACTCGACGGACACGCAGCTCACGTTCATGACGAACGATGGTTCGGGCGCTTGCACGAAGACCGTTCTGAATGGCGGCGCAGGCTTCCCAGCCAACACCAACACGGCCGACGTCTACGAGTGCTGGATCAATCTGCGCGGAGGTGCGACGCCGGCAATTGACTACTACATCATCAACCGCGTGACTCTCGTCAAGGCGACGGGGACGATCACCGCGAACATCCCCGTGGCAGCGACCGGCCTGCTCGCTGCGGTCTACCGCAATACCGCAGCCAATGCCACGGCCGCCAAGATCGACTTCACACTGATCGCCGGCGGCATGGACGCAATGCAGGGCGCCACCTCGTGAGGACTCGCCCGCGCAACATTCGCGGGCGCGGTGCGTATGCGCCTAGCATCCAGCGCACGTTCAACGATGCGGCTGTGTCGAACGGCTATTCGGGATATTTCGACCTCTCAACCAATGCGAACCGTCGCGGCTGGGTGGTGAACAAGTCAGCGCTGATCGGCTATGTCAGCGGCACCCAGGCGCAACTGAACGTGACCTTCGCTGGTGACACGACACCGTTTCGTGTGCGCGTCGATGGTGGCGCCGAGCAGCAACTCACCGTGTCTGGTGGCCTGTGCACGCTGTTTACCGGCCTTACGGATGGACCCCACCTCGTGGTTGTGCGTCCCGAGAACTCGACGGGCTTCGGCGATACCAGCAGCTCTGGCTCTGCGGTGCTGACGGTGCAGGGTGTCAACCCCACATGGACACCGCTCGGGGTGCAGTACAACCTGAACGACCCCGCATTTCCCGGGTACCACACCTACGGAACGTTGCCCGCACAGGGCGCCGCCATCACGCCGACTTACGCCGTCACGAACAACGGCGGAACGGGCACCAATTGGGGTCCGTTCAACGGCTCCATGCACTTCCGCGCCCAAGGCACCGGAATCTGGGTGTTCACGTCGGAAACGTCGTTCTGGTACTCGATCAACGGCAGCGCCATGACGCAGGCAACGCTGATGCCGACGACGCAGATCAGTGGACTCAACTGTCTGGAGTGGAAGCAGATCCCTGGCCTCGCGCTTGATCCGAACACGCTGCAAGAGGTGATCCTCAACAGCGACTCGCTGGGGGCCAACAACCCCATTTGCCAATCGGTGATGATCGCCGGCCCTACGGCCACGTTGGCGGCGTCCAACAACACGAAGATCAACGTCTGCGTGTTCGGCGCATCGCAGGTTCAAGGCGCTGGCGCCACCATCGGCGCCACCGACATGTACCAAGTGATGCCGCTCATTCCGGGCATCGCTGTCGGGGGCTCTGGGAATTCGGGGCAGACGGTCGCGCAGGCCGTCGTCGCGATGCCGCTGTGGGCGCCACAGTACCCGAAGAAGCACACGATCCTGCTATCAATCGGGTTCAACTCCGCGGACGACGCCAGCTTCCAGGGCGACTACACGAACCTCATCAACGCATGCTTGACCGCCGGCTGGACGCGCGTCATCTGCCGGGGAACGATGACAGTCAACCAGAGCGTGAACCTCGGCAAGAACGCCAAGATTCAGGCGGCGGTCAGCGCTCTCGGAAATGCAAACGTCGTGTACGCGGATGTCTCCACATGGGTCGGCTCGGTCGATGGCTCTGTGGGCGTGATGATGCCCGACTCCGCGCACCCGAACGCCATCGGCTACACCACGCAGGCAGGCTACGTCGCCCGTGATCACGCGACCATTCTGACGACGCCATAACGAGAGAAGCACTTGTCGACCTTCACTCGTCCCCAATTGAATGGCATCGCACGTGCCGCGATGGCTGCACTCACGCCGACGATCGGCAGCCTGGGCCTGCTGGGCTTCGGGGTTAGCGCGCCTGCCTTCTATCTGTACGACTACCTGCACAACAACGTGTTGCTGGACTCGGGCGGCTTCACGGCGCTCAACACAGGCGGCCCCGGCGCACCCACGCTGGACGCGAACGGCTTGCCGACTGTTCCTGCTACGTTGGTTTTCGTGACGCAGAGCGCGTCAGGTCTGTCGAACGTGCCTCCCGGTAACTACTGGCTCAACGTGCCTAGCGTGGGACAGACCGTGACGGCCTCAGTCTCCAGTGCGGGAGCGCCCGGCGCCATCGTGCTCGGCACGGGTGTCGCTCAAGGCGACGGCGTGACGATCCGTTACCCAGTGCAGATCGTGTCGGGTGTTGTGGGTGCGGGCGCCGTGAACTTCAGCGGCAACATGTCGGCATATCCATCGCTCGCACGCAACGGTGCAACGAGTATGGCTGGCCTGCCCGTTTTCGCGGACGTGCCCCTGGCGCACTACTCGCAGCAGTCGTGCTTGCGCCTGATGGACTTCCTCTACACCAACGGCGCGGGCGGCGAGGGCCGCGCTGACACGACATGGAGCACAGCACCACCCGACTGGGCGCTGTCCGCCTACGCGAAGCCAAACTCGTGGCAGAAGTTCGTCCTATTCGTCAATGCCTGCGTTGCGTACCCTGGCTCCAAGGTCAAGAACGTTTTCCTCAACATCCCGCCCTATTGCGACGACACCTACGTGAGCACCCTCGCGTCGTTGCTCACGTCGCTGGGTCTGTCGTCGTCCATAAATCTGCACATCCAGCGGGCCAACGAGCAGTGGAATAGCGCCTTCATCTGCTGGGCCACGTACCGGATCAACGCACTCACCGAACTCAGCTACCTCGACAACTACAGCGGGAGCGGCAGTGTGCTGCAGATTTCGTCTGTCACCTCGGACGGCACGAAGCTCACCTTCACGACAACCACCCCCATCACATCCTCCCCCGCCGGTGCATTCCTGACAACGACGGCGCCCTGTGTCGTGGTGGGCAACGTCGGCGGCTTCAACATCGGCACCTTCGCATCACCGGTGACTGCCACGAAGACGGGTGCCAGCACGTTCACCATCCCGAGCACCGGAACCGCCGGGAGTGGTCAGTTCGGCGTCATCTTCAACCTCGCATCGACGCTCATCGCCGATGGCGTGCTGCCCGATGCCTACCATGCTGGCGGCAAGTGGTACACGCGTCGTTTGTACCAGGACTACCAGCTGTGGCACGCTGTCCGACCACAAGACCGCTTCTACCTGGACACGCAGCTTTATGGTGGCGAGGGGCCCGGAGGTAACACGAGCAGCCAGATCGAGTACGCATACGCCGCCTACCTTGGCGGCGGCGTGGCAAGCAGCTGGCTGTACGGCGCTGCGGTGGGTTTCTACGCGACTCCGACGTCCGGCCCATCGACGGTGGATGCTTTGGTGACTCAGCTGACGACGACCATCAATACGACGATGGACGGCTACGCTCGTGGGCACAGCTACCAATGTCGGAAGCTGCGCATCAAGCCGATGGCCTACGAGGGCGGCTTCGAGCAGGGCGAGCAGAGCGGTCTGGTGGATGCGTTCATGACAGATCCTCGCGCGGGCACGGTGTTGACGGCGCTACTGGATAAGTGGCACTCCAACGGCTGCGAGAATTTCGTCTACTTCAACGGCAGTCCCGCGGCGGATCTCACCTACGCCGCGTTGAAGACTTACGCGGACACGACATCGCCGAAGTACGTGGCCCTGCTGGCTTACAAGAACAAGGCGATCAACTACGCCAACGTTCATGGGTCTGGTGCATCGGGAACCCTCGATTTGGTGGGCTACTACCAGGCCGCCGACTCTCGAATTGCCACGTTCAACGGGCTGCTGGGCTGGTACGACACGCCGCCCAACTACGTGGACGTCGACCTCCCCGTGGACATCGCAGGCAGCTACACGCTGACGGTGAAGGGCGCGGCGGGGCTGGCCAGCACGATCCAACTGTTCGTCGACCCCACTGTGAGCGGCAACGGAACGAGCATCGGAACGTCTACGGTGCGAGCGGCCAACAGCGGCTGGTTCACCGCCGGCCCCGGCGATGCGCTGCCTGTGCTCGATCCGGTTACGGTGACGCTCACGGCAGGCATTCACACGATTCGCCTGACAAACCCGCAGCGCACCGGCGGAGGCGGCATCGGCCTGCTCAACGTCTTGTGGCAGCGGAACTGAGCCGCCGGCGCAGCGCCGCAACAAGGATGGCCGCTCCGGTCAGCCACTGGACGCCCCCATCGGCTTCCGGAACGAGCGAGGCGGATGGCGCTGAAGAATCTACGGAGTCCACCCACTCCGAGAAGTAGACCTGCAAGACGCTGGCCGGTCCAAAGGGGCCATAGGGCCGCAGTGGGTCAGTCGAGATATTAGTTTCGGTGATCTCAAACGATCCCTGCAGCGTCACGGCCTGCCCCGCCGCCAAGCTGACAGAGATGGGCGGCGAGCCGGTCACGGTGTAGGCAAAACCTGCGCTGCCGTACTGACTCTCGTCGTAGCCAAAATTGAACTGAACCTGCTCGTACCCCGTGAAGGCCGGCGGGCATTGGGGGCCGAAGTTACCGAACGGTGAACAGCCCGCGTTCCACGAGCGGGTGACGCCATACGGGAACTCCAAGCCGTCGTTGTGCAGGGTGAACGAGTAGCTGAACGTCTGGCTGTAACTCTGACCTGGCTCGAGATCCTGGCCGAAGGTGAAATACCCGAAGTTGGCCCCGGAGCCGAGTTGGTCGACGCTCACCTCGCCAATCGAGCCTTGCGACCAGGCCGCCGCCCCTGCGCCCCCTGAGATCAGCATCAATGCCGCGGCTCCCGCCGCCAATAGGTTGCGTCTCATCTCTCTCCCCTTGCGTTGATTGACAGCGCGACAGTAGAACAGACGCTCCACGCGCCTTGATTCACCCTACCCTCGCGAGCGCGAGGGAGCAATCGGCGCACCGACTGAGCAAAAACCCATGGCTCGACTCAGGACAGACCAACTTCCCAGCGCGCCAGAAGTGCCCGAGCGGCCTGCGCCGCCCGCTGAACTTGGGCCGGCAGTGAGTTTCGCCCCGGGACTGGATGTGTGGGACTGGATCCTGCGCAACATCATCGCGGTCGACGGGCCCATCCACAACCCAGACCATGGGCACCTGGCCGATGCTGATGTCTGCGTCTTGTGGGCTGACGGCGGATTTACTAGCAAGATGCGCCAAGTCATCGGAACCGCCGAAGAGGTCGCGTTCCGGTGCAACGCATGGCAGCGTGGACGGCAGGAGTTGCAGATGGGGCAGTGGTTCGGCCGCGTCCCCGGCTTCCTCATCACCCTCGATGGTAGGTTCGCGCGAGAGTGCTCAGACACCGAGTGGTGCGCGCTGGTGGAGCACGAGCTCTACCACCTTGCCCACAAGCAAGACCCCTACGGCGCGCCCATGTTCACACGGGACGGAAAGCCGAAGGTCGGAATCCAGGGCCACGACGTCGAGGAATTCGTCGGAGTCGTTCGGCGCTACGGCGTCGGAGACCAAGACAGTTCAGTCGCGCGCATGGTCAGGGCCGCGAACTCACCAGCCCAGGTCTCCCGCGCCGCACTGGCCGGCGCTTGTGGCACCTGCATGCTGAAGGTTGCCTGAACCGGACTCAACCCGGACAGGATTTCACAATATGGCATCACTGACCGAGCCGCAAAAGCTCTTCATCGTTCAGGCGCTGGCCTGTTACGACACGCCAACGCAGGTCAGCATCGCCGTCCGGGAAGAGTTCGGCATCGACGTTGACCGCCGCCGGGTGCATGAATACGACCCGACACGCATTGGCGGACGCGGGCTCGGAAAGAAGCTCAAGGCCATCTTTGACGAGACTCGCAAGGCATTCCTTGCGGATGTCAGCACGATTCCCATTGCGAGCCAGGCCTACCGCCTGCGCACCCTGAACCGCCTTCTCGTCAAGGTCGAAGGCCAAGGCAACACCGCATTGGCCGCCCAGCTCGTCGAGCAGGCCGCCAAGGAAACCGGCGGCACCTTCACCAACCGCCGCGAGGTCACCGGCGCAGACGGCGCTCCGGTCATGACGCCGATGAGCCTGGCGGACTTCTATGCAGGAACCCGCTCCGAGCCTCAACCCGGCTCTTCGTGATTTCTGGCTGACGCCGGCGCGCATCCGAGTTCTCTACGGCGGCCGGTCGTCTTCGAAGAGTTGGGATGCCGCAGGCTTCGCGATCTTTCTGACGCAGCGCATGCGCCTGCGATTCCTGTGTACCCGGCAGTTCCAAAACAAGATCGAGGAATCGGTCTACACGCTGCTGAAGGTGCAGATCGAGCGCTTTGGGCTGCAGAAGCAGTTCAAGATCCTCGACAACAAGATCATTTGCAGGTCGACGGGCAGTGAGTTCGTTTTCTACGGCCTGTGGCGCCATGTCAGCGAAATCAAGTCGCTAGAAGGCATCGACGTTCACTGGGCCGAAGAGGCTCATCTGCTCACCGAGGATCAGTGGAAGATCATCGACCCCACGCTCCGCAAGGAGGGGTCGCAGCACTGGATCATCTTCAATCCTCGCCTCGCGACGGACTTCACCTACCAGCGCTTCGTACGCAAGCCGCCGCCTGACACGGTCTCGCGGCTGATCAACTACACCGAGAACCCATTTCTCAGCTCAACGATCCTCAAGGTCATTGAGGGCGCCAAAGCAGAAGACGAGGACGAGTTCCGGCACATCTACATGGGTGAGCCGAAGCTGGACGATGCGAAGTCTGTCATCCAGCGCGCTTGGCTCATGGCTGCGATCGATGCTCACAAGACGCTGGGCATCGAGATTCGCGGCGCCAAGCGGAAGGGCTTCGACGTCGCGGATGCCGGCGAAGACTTCTGCGCAACGGTCGACGCGCATGGCCCTCTCGCCACCTCCAGTGAGATGTGGAAGGGCGGTGAGAACGAACTGCTCAAGTCGTGCACTCGCGTGTACATGGCTGCGCAGGCTGGCGGCTCGGCCATCGTCTATGACGCGATTGGCGTCGGGGCAGGCGCCGGCGCAAAGTTCAACGAACTGAACGCAGTCACCACCGGCCCGAGGGTGGAGCATTCCAAGTTCTTCGCGGGCGGCTCGGTCTTCAAGCCTGACTCCAAGTACACGGGCACAGAGGTTCTGAACAAGGACTTTTTCTCGAACATCAAGGCGCAGGCGTGGTGGTTGGTGGCCGATCGGCTGCGCAACACCTACAACGCTGTGCGACACGGCCAGAAATTCCCCGATGACGAAATGATCTTCATCGATGGATCGATGCCGAACCTGGACCAACTCATGGACGAACTCTCCACCCCTCTCCGCGACTACGACCTCGCGCAGCGGGTCAAGGTCGAGAGCAAGAAGGATCTCGCCAAGCGCGGCATTGCGTCCCCGAACATCGGCGATGCCTTCATCATGGCGTTCCTGCCGAGCGTGATGAAGAAGACGAGTTTCTTCGGGTAATGGGCATGCTCTCGTGGATCTTCGGAGACCGCGCGCCGGCGCCGAAAGCTGCCGCCCACCCGCGCGAGTCAGGCTCTTTCTGGAGCACGCACGCCAACGACGGCCCGCGCCCAAAGGGCGCCGCCGCGGACTTCGTCCAGAGCACACTCGCCACGATCCTCGGCAAGCTCCCGAAGTTAGCCACCGCTGACCATGCCATGGACGACATGGGCGGCGGCGGTATCGCCCTGAAGATGCAAGCTGCGGCGATGAACATCCCAGAAGTCCTGGCGATGTGGTACGCCTCGCAGACGTTTATCGGCTACCAACTCGCCGCGATCCTGGCGCAGCACTGGCTGATCGACAAGGCCTGCACCGTGCCTGCGCGCGACGCGATTCGCCAGGGCTTCGACGTCGTCAACGTGGACGGCGACGACATCGACCCGAAGGCGCTCAAGCAGATCCACAAGGCTGACCGCCGGATGCGGCTGAATTGGAACCTCGAGCAGTTCGTTCGCATGGGCCGGATCTTCGGGATCCGGATCGCGCTGTTCAAGGTCGAAAGCACGGATCCGCTCTACTACGAGCAGCCCTTCAATCCTGACGGCATCACGCCAGGCTCGTACAAGGGCATCGTCCAGGTCGACCCGTATTGGACGTCGCCGCAGTTGGACATGGGCTCATCGTCCATGCCCGACTCGCAGCACTTCTACGAGCCGACCTTCTGGTTGATCAGCGGGCGCAAGTACCACCGCTCGCACCTGATCATCTTCCGCAACGGCGACCTTCCGGACATGCTGAAGCCGCAGTACATGTACGGAGGCGTCCCACTGCCCCAGCGGATCATGGAGCGGGTCTACGGCGCAGAGCGCACTGCCAACGAGGCGCCGCAACTCGTGCAGACGAAGCGCACGACCGTCTGGCTCACTGACATGGCGCAATTCGCCGCCCTCGGAGATGAGGGCATTCAGCGCATGAACGACTGGGTTGCGTACCGCGACAACTACGCGGTGAAGATGGGCGACAAGAGCGGCGACGAATTCGCCCAGTTCGACACCAGCCTCGCTGATCTGGACAACGTCATCATGACGCAGTACCAGATCGTCGCCGCCGCGGCGAACATGCCCTCGACGAAGCTCCTGGGCACCGTACCGAAGGGCTTCAATTCCACCGGCGAGTACGAAGAGGCGAGCTATCACGAGGAACTGGAGAGCATCCAGGCCCACGACCTGACGCCGTTCATCGAGCGCCACCACCTCCTGGTGATCCGCTCCGAGGTTCCGGAACTGAAGGACGTCGAGACCACGGTCGAATGGCGCCCGCTCGACACGCCAACGGCCAAGGAGCAGGCCGACATGAACCTCGTGAAGGCCCAGACCGGCGCGGCCCTGATCCAGTCTGGCGCGATCTCGAGCGAGAACGAGCAGGAGCGCCTGAAGCGTGACCCGGCCAGCGGCTATGCCGCGCTCGAGCTAACGCCGCCGCCGGACCCGGAGCTTGAGGCTGATCTCGAAGACGATGACCCCGCCGAAGACGCGCAAGCCCGGGCCTGACGCCCAGCGCGGCTCCGTCCTGAGCCCGAACGCAGCGATCGAGCAGGAATACACGGCGGTCATCCTCACGCTGATTCGCCGCATGTGCGACGAAACGAAGAAGGCCCTGCAGGCGGTGTTCTCCGGAGAGGCCCGGCCCGAACTGGCCGCGCCGCATGCACTGGACGAAGTCGACGACCTGCCAGCCAGCATCAGCGCCAAGTCTCGCGTCGCGCTCAACGCGATCATGGACAAGTACGAGCCGCTGTTCAACCGCTGGGCCAAGAAGGCGACCAAGCGGATGATGGACCGCACGGTCAAGAATTCCGGCGTCACGCTCGGCATGAGTCTGCGCCAGATGAGCGCGGCCATCCAGCTCGACGCTGCGAAGATGAGCCCAGCGCTGCTGGAGATCATCAGCGCCAGCACGACCGAGGCGGTAAGCCTGATCAAGTTGATCCCGGCGCAGTACCTGACCAAGGTTCAAGGCGCGGTCTCGCGGTCGATCACGACGGGCAACGGCTTGCAAGACCTTGTGCCGTTCCTGGAAAAGCAGTACCAGGGCAACGTCCGGCACGCACGCAACGTGGCGATTGATCAGACGCGCAAGGCCTATAACGGCGTGAACGCAGGGCGCATGAGCGCGATCGGCGTGAAGACCTATGAGTGGATCCACACGTCTGGATCTCGCGAACCGCGCCAAGTGCACATCGCCCTCAACGGCAAGGTCTGCAGCCTCGACGATCCGCCCTATATCGGCGAGATGTACGGCGAGGCGGTCTACGGCAAGCCAGGCGATCTGCCGTTATGCCGCTGCCGCATGCGCCCGATCCTGGACTTCTCCGACGACTGAAAGACGCCCATGCAAGCACGCCAGTACATCTCCAACTGGCTGTGCCTGCTCTCCCAGGCTGCAAATACGCTGGCAGGCGGTGATCCCCGCATGACGCTTTCGGCGCGCATGGGCCACGACATCCTCGACGGCAAGTGCAAGGCCTGTGGATTCCTCTGCGCGCTGCTGGCTCTAATCGACCCCGACCACTGCGAGAACGCATGGGCGGATGAACTGCTCGCGCCGAACCCTGTTGACCAGATCGTCAACGACTAGACACATGACCTCAGCTCCCCCGCTGAGGCCTTTCCCGCTTCGGCGGGCTTTCTATCCGCAGCCATGACCCCTGAACCCATCCAGACCGCCACGGCTGCCGGCATCGTCTACCTGACGGGAGACCGCGTGCTGCTCCTGATGCGCTCGGCGTCCGCGCGCTCGAACCCGTCGACCTGGGGATTCCCGGCCGGTGGCATCGAAGAGGGAGAGTCGGCTGCTCAAGCCGCGGTGCGCGAATCGGTCGAAGAGACCAACCACGTGCCGAGCGCGATGGATCTCCTCGCGGACGACGGCTCGTTCTGCCTGTACCTGTGCCAAGGCGATGTCTTCTCGCCGACGCTCAACGAAGAACACGACGGCTACATGTGGGCGAACATCGACAGCCTGCCCGCGCCATTGCACCCGGCTGTCGCTGAGCAAGTCGCGATGGCCTGGGCCAAGACGCAAGAGCGTACCGCACCGCTGCCGGCCGTCATGGACAGCGTCGCCATGGACGGCATTGATGGCGCCTTCGCGATGGACAAAGAGTCTGCGCGCGAGATCGACACCAACGGCTGGGCGGAAATCTCCCGCAACCCGCTGTCGAAGGTCGGCATCTTCGATTACTCCGGCCGCCAGGTTGGCGACGCCGAGAACCCCGACAAGCGCTACCGCGTGTACCGCCCAGCCGAAGAGCTCTCCGATCCCGAGTGCATCGCCTCGTTCTGCCTGATCCCGTGGATCGACAACCACGTGATGTTGGGCGCTGAGGAAGACGGCCTGATGCCCGCCGAGCGCAAGGGCATCCAGGGCGTGATCGGCGAGGACGTCTTCTTCGAGGACGGAACCCTCTACGGAAATCTCAAAGTTTTCTCCCAATCCATGGCCGGACTGATCGAAGCCGGGAAGCGGGAATTGTCGTGCGGCTATCGCTGTGTCTATGACTTCACCCCGGGAACGTTCCAGGGTCAGGCCTACGACTGCATCCAGCGAACGATTCGCGGCAATCACTTGGCGCTTGTTCATTCAGGGCGCATGGGGCCGGACGTTGCAGTCCTGGACTCGATCGATCAATCCACCACCACTGACACCAAGGAGCCACCCATGGCTGAAGACAAGAGCGGGGGCGGCTCCGCGCTGGACGCCGCACTCGCGACCCTGAAGACCGCAACCCCCGAGGCGCGCAAGGCACACCTGATCGCGCTCCGCGCCGTGATGGACGAGGCTGGCGATCCGGACGACGACGAGTCCAAGAAGAAGGCCAAGGAAGCCGCGGACGCCGAAGAGGAAGAGGCCGCCAAGAAGAAGGCTGCCGAGGACGCCGAGGAAGAGGAAGAGGCCAAGAAGAAGGCCGAGGCCAAGGACGCCGACCTCAAGGCCGACGACATCGCCAAGCACCCGAACGCGATGGACTCGGCGGAAGTCTCCAAGCTCGTGGCCGACGCCATTAAGAGCAACGCGGCGTCGCTGAAGCGTCGCGACACCCTCGCCAAGCAACTCGCCGCGCATGTCGGAACGTTCGACCACTCGGACATGGACGAAGCGGGCGTCGCCGCCTACGGCGTCAAGAAGTTCGGCCTGTCCGCACCGAAGGGCCAAGAGGCCGCGATGCTCTCCGGCTTCCTGCTCGCCAAGGGCGATCCCGCCAAGACCCTGGTCGCCAAGACCGCCACCGCGATGGATGCCGGCACTGCCGACTTCGTCACCGCCTACCTGAACAAGAAGGAGGGCTGAACCATGTCTTTCCAAACCAACGTGAACGTCAACTACGCCTTCGGCGTGATTGGCGAACTCATCAACGACGGCCCGACGCGCGCGAGCTCGCGGATCGTGAACTCGTCGGGCACGCCCAACGTGATCGGCTACGCCTACACGCGTTCGAACACGACGGACATCTGCACCGTCGGCGGCGCGATCACCAACGGCTCGACCGTCTTCGGCGGCATCCTCGCCAACCCGAAGGAATACGCGTCCCTCGGCACCACGGCCGGCACGCTCGTTCCAACGCTGGTCCTTCCGGACAACGCGCAGGGCGACTTTGTCGAGATGGGCACGATGGTCGTCACCCTGACGACCGCCGCGAACATCGGCGACCTGGTGGTCTACGCCACCGCGACTGGCGCTCTCGGTGCCGTCGCCCCGGGCGCGGCAGCCGGCGCCGGCAATGCCTTCGTCCCGAACGCCATCGTTCGTTCCTTCACTGCGGCGCCGGGCCTTGTGGCCATTCGCCTGACCAACTAAGGAGGGTCGAATCATGAAGACCCAAGACTCCCAAGTCCACAGCCACATCGGCCCGCGCAACGTGCGCCCGATGGAGATGACGATGGATCAGGTCGAGGCCTATTCGGCGCTCGCCCGCATCGGCATCAACCTCCCGGCCGCGCAAGTCGCCCAGATGGCGCAAGCCTACGCGATGGACGATCAGCAAGGCCTGTCCGCCACGATCGCAGGCATCGGCGTTCCGGTGCAGTTCCTGCAGAATTGGCTGCCGGGCTTCGTCCGCGTCCAGACGCAAGCACGCAAGATCGACTCCCTCATCGGCATGACTACGGTCGGCTCGTGGGAAGACGAGGAAATCGTGCAGCGCGTCCTGGAGCCGGTCGGCAACGCCGCGCCCTACGCCGACTACTCGAACATCTCGATGGCGTCGTGGAACGTCAACGCCGAGCGTCGCACCGTCGTTCGCTTCGAGAAGGGCTTCGAAGTGTTCAAGCTCGAAGCTGCGCGCGCCGGCCGCTACATGGTCGACTCCGCAGGCGAGAAGCGCAACAGCGTGGGCCTGGCCCTCGAAGTGCAGCGCAACACGCTCGGCTTCTCGGGCTACAACGGCGGCAACAACCGCACGTACGGCTTCCTGAACGACCCGAACCTGCCGGCCTACTACACCGTGGCTGTCGGCGCGAGCACGACCACGCCGTGGGCAAGCAAGACGTTCACCGAGATCACGGCCGACATCAGCCAAGCCGCCGGCAAGCTGCAGACGCAATCGGGCGACCTGATCAACCCGGGCACCACGCTGACCACGCTGGCGGTCGCGACCACTGTCTACAGTTCCCTGTCGCGCCCGGCGGTCTACGGAAACCAGTCCGTCCTGGGCTGGATCCGCGAGACCTACCCGCTGATGCGCGTCGAGTCGGCGCCGCAGTTGAACGCGGCCAACGGCGGCGCGAACGTGTTCTACCTGTACGCCGAGACCGTCGAAGACGGCTCCACGGACAACGGACGCGTGTTCGACCAGATCGTCCCGGCCAAGTTCATGGCGCTGGGCGTGCAGACGCTGCCGAAGAGTTTCATCGAGGACTTCAGCCTCGCGTCGGCGGGCTGCTTGCTAAAGCGCCCCTTTGCGGTGGTCAGGGCGAGCGGGGTATAAAAAATCAGGGCATGTCGGGCCACCAGCGGTTCCCCTTGGAAGCGTTGGCGGAGTGCGACATGACCTGCAAATTCGCCTCGCAGTGTAGGCCACATACCAACTCGGACACGACCGGGACGATGTGGTCTACGCTATGCATGACCCCGGTCTCTTTCGTCAGCCTCCGGGCCTCGGCGTAGAAGAGGCGCATCTCTTTGCGGTTGGCCCAGCTTGGCACCGCACCGGTTCTGGCTAGTTGCCGCCTGCGCGTGGCAGCTAGTACCTTGTCGGGATTCGCGAGCACCCACGCGCGACGAATCTCCTTCATGAGCTCGTTATTCGCGGCTGTCCATTTGGCCCGAATCTCCTTTCGGCGATCAGTGTTCTCGGCGTTCCAGGCAACAGCGCGCGCCTGAATTCCCGCTGGATTTCGTTGGTACGTCCTGGCGGCGAGTGTTCGCACAAGGTCTGCGTTCTCGCGGGCATACAACTTCCCGCATTCGATGCACCGCCCCATTCGTCCGTGCGCCTTGTTTCGCCGGGCCAGATAGAACGCGTCCAGCGGCTTCACGACGCCACACTTCGTGCACGCCTTCTCGCCAATCACTTCTGCCTCTTCAGGTAGTCCTCGATTGCGCGCCGAATGAGCGCCGCGACTGAAACATCCTGCTTCTCAGACAGCGCCTTGAGCGCGTTGAGGAGAGGTTCCGGAAGAAATATGTGTGTGCGGATCATGCACACATTCTGCCTCGATAAAAAGGGGCGCGCAAGGGCTCCGCAAGGCGGGGCCTTTTTCAATGAGAGAGAAGAAACGATGTCCAACTCCTACGTGTTCTCGACCCTGGCAACCGACATGTCCTACACCGATTGGTTGGAGGGGCCCGATGGCGTCACGAAGATCGAAGGCAAGTCCATCTTCGTCCAAGGTGGCGCGGGCGTCGCCCAGAAGGCCAAGAAGGGCTCCGACATCTGGACGCCGCTGGGCCGCATGACCGAAGTTTCCGACGAAGACATGGGGCTGCTGGAGCGCAACCAAGTCTTCCAACTGCACAAGAAGAACGGCTTCATCAAGGTGCAGAAGAAGTCGGCTGATGTCGAAAAGGTCGTCGCCGACATGAACCGCGCCGACAAGTCCGCCCCTCTGACTGAGGCGAGTTTCCCCGCTGAACTGGGCATCACGGTCTCCACCGACGTGCCCAAGTCCACCGCGCGCCCTGGCATCTAAGCGACCACCATGGCTCTGCACGTCTTCGATCTGACATCGTTCCAGGCGGCATGCCCGGCCCTGGCCGCGACGGATCCGACGGCGCTGGGCCTCACGTTCACGAATGCCACGTTCATCATGACGCCCTACGACGGGTGCCTTCTGAATGGAACGTCGCTGCAATACGCCCTGAACCTGATGACGGGCCATCTGACGCAGATCGCGTCCATGCTCGCGGCCGATCCGGGCGCAGTCATCGGGCCAGTATCGAACGCCACCGAGGGCAGCGTGAGCCTGGGCCTCGTGCCGGCGCCGGCCACGTCCATGTGGGCATACTGGCTCGCGGCCACGCCCTACGGCCTGCAACTGCTGGCGCTGCTGAGCGTCAAGACCGCTGGCGGAATCATGGTTGGCGGCTCGCTCGAGCGCGCGTCGTTCCGGCAGGCTGGCGGCATCTTCCCCGGCCGCTGCTTCTGATGGCTGCGCTCGACCTGTCCCGCGTGATGGCTAAGATCGACGCCATCGGTGAGGGTTTCGCGAACCAAGAGGCGAAGGTCGGGTTCTTCGCGGATCAGGCCTATCCCGATGGTGGGCCGCCAGTCGGCTACGTGGCCGCTATTCAAGAATTCGGAAGCCCTGAAAACGGGATCCCGCCGCGGCCCTTCATGCGCCCAACGGTGGAAGACAAGAAGGGCGAATGGGCGGCCGACATCACCAACGGCATGCGCGCGGTGATCAAGGGTCGTATGACGGCCTACGATGTGCTCGATCATGTCGGCAGGGCGGCGGCCGGAGACATCGTCAAGACGATCGTGGGCGGCGACTTCAAGCAACTGTCCCCCATCACCCTGATGCTCCGAAAAATGCGCGACGAGCATCAGGGCAATGCGACTGCCTTTCGCATCACCGGTGCGACTGTCGGAGAGGCAGCTAGGCGCGTGGCTTCCGGCGAGCAGGGATCGACCCGCACGGCCCCACTTGACGACACCGGGTACCTCGCCGCGAGCGTCCAACACCAGGTCGGCGACGCATCGTGAACCTGCACCAACGCGTGAGCGGCATCATCGCCCGCGTCAACCCGATGCAGACGATCACGGTTCGCCGCTCGACTGGCTACACCCAGAACCCCGACTTCACGCGCGTGCCGACCTTTTCGACCACCACGATGCTCGGTCAGGTGCAGGCGCTGACCTCCGCCGAGCTCGCACAGGTCGATGGACTCAACCTGCAAGGCGAGAAACTCGCGCTGTACGTCAACGGAAATCTCGCTGGCGTGAGTCGGCCAGGCAACACCGGCGGCGACCTCGTGACGCTGTCGGACGCATCTGTCTGGTTGGTCGTCCTCGTCGATGAAGACTGGGCGCGCATGGTGGGCTGGACGCGCGCGGTCATCGTGAGGCAAGTTTCGTGACGCAGCCGACCCTCACCCTCACCGAGAGCCAGACCCTCCAGGCGCTCGGCCAGTTCCTCGTGGCCGTGCTGCCCACCGGCACCGCGGTCGTCGCCGGCCAGGACAACCGCGTCGCCTCGCCCCAGGCCACGAACTACGCCGTGATGACGCCGATCCTGCGAACGCGGCTCGCCACCAACCTGACGACCTACGCGGACGGCTTCCTGACGTCGGGGCCGCAGACGCGCGCCGACACGCAGGCCACGCAAGTGACGATTCAGGTCGACACCTTCGGCCCGCTCTCGGCAGACAACGCCCATGTGATCCAGACGCTGTTCCGCTCCGATTGGGGCGTGGACCAGTTCGCGACCTCGGGCTTCGACGTGACTCCGCTCTACACGAGCGAGCCGCGGCAGATGAAGTTTTTGGACGAGAGCAGCCAAGTGCAGCAGCGGTGGACCACAGACGTGGTTTGCCAATGCAATCCGATCGTCACAGTCACGCAAGACTTCGCCGACCAACTCGCTGTCGGCGTGATCTCAGTCGACGTGGCCTACCCGCCGACCTGACCGAGTTCCCGGAGCAGTCCGGCTTGAGTCTGGGGCTCGCAAGACAGCCCCAGCAATCACACCGCAAAGGCCGCCCATGAGGCGGCTTTCTTCATTCCCCGTTCGCCGCGGCACGCCCGCAACAACTCAGACCCCGGAGCGTCCATGACGAAGTCCATCCCCGCCAGCTATTTCGTGTCGATCGTGCCGGGCGTCATCAGCGCCGGCGGTTCGGCCCTCGATCTCAACGGCCTCATGCTCACGAGCGGCACTCGAACGCCTATCGGCTCCGTTCTGTCGTTCGCGTCCGCGTCCGCGGTGGCGACCTACTACGGCGCCGGCAGCACGGAAGCGCAGGCAGCGGCCATCTACTTCGCCGGCTTCGACAACTCCAACGTCAAGCCCGGCGCGCTGCTGGTCGCCCAGTACAACACCGCCCCGGTTGCGGCCTTCCTGCGCGGCGCCTCGGTTTCGTCCCTGACGCTGGCGCAGTTGCAGGCGCTGACCCCTGGCACGCTGACGATCACCACCGACGGCGTCGCCAAGACGTCCGGCACGATCACCCTGTCCGGCGCGACGAGTTTCAGCAACGCGGCCACCCTGATCCAGGCGGCCTTCACGTCGCCGAACTTCGCGGTCTCGTTCGACAGCGTCTCTGGCGCTTTCGTGTTCACGAGCTCCACGACCGGCGCGGCCTCGACGATCACGTTCTGCACGGGAACGCTTGCCGACCCGCTGAACCTGCGCCTGGTCGATGGCGCCGTGCTCTCGCAGGGGGCGATCGCTGCGGTACCCGGTACGTTCATGACGGCGATCACCGGCGTGACCCAGGACTGGGCCTCGTTCTTCACCACGTTCGACCCGGACAACGGATCGGGCAACGCGCAGAAGCTCCTGTTCGCGCAGTGGAACAACGCGCAGGTCGACCAGTACGTCTACGTCGCATGGGACACGGATACGAGCCCGACGACCACCTCGCCGGCGACGACCAGCCTGGGCTACTTGCTCAAGCAGGCCAACATCGACGGCACGTTCCTGATCTACGCGCCGAGCTACGACAAGGCGGCCTACCAGTCCGGCGCGATCGCCGCGGTGGACTTCAGCGAGACGAACGGCCGGACGAACTTCGACTTCCGCTCGCAGGCCGGCCTGACGCCGGACGTGACCGACCTCACGACGCTGACCAACCTCGAGGCGAATGGCTACAACGCGTATTGCGCGGTCGCCACGCGCAACCAGGGCTTCACGTTCATGACCCCGGGCAGCGTTCCGGGCCAGTGGCTGTGGCTGGACTCGTACGTCAACCAGATCTGGCTGAACGCGGCTCTGCAACTGGCTGGCATGGAACTGCTGGTCGCGCTCAAGAGCATCCCCTACAACGCCCCGGGCCGCGCGCTGATCCGCGCCGCCTTCATGGACCCGATCAATGCCGGCGTCAACTTCGGCGCGATCCAGCCCGGCGTGACGCTGTCGGCTCTACAGATCGCCGAGGTGAACAACGCCGCTGGCACCAAGATCGACACGACGCTGTCGGCTCAGGGTTGGTACCTGCAGATCCTCGACGCCACGCCACAAAACCGCGCGCTGCGCAAGTCGCCGCGCTGCACGCTCTGGTACACCGACGGCGGCTCCGTGAACCAGATCAACCTCGCAAGTGTCGATGTGCAGTGACCCGCACGCCTAGGAGCAAACAAGCATGACCACTCTCACCTCCGCCAACGCGATCGTCACGCTGACCGTCGCGGGCCTCTACGACACCCCGGTGCAACTCCAGCAATTCATGGCCGAAGACATCTTCGACATGGCGCAGGTCACGCACACCGAGACCGTGATGGGCGCCGACGGCAAGCAGTCCGCCGGCTTCGTCTTCACCTCCCGCGACCAGACCTTCGCCCTCCAAGCCAACAGCCCGTCATGCCAACTGCTGGACGACTGGGTCAACGCCGAAGAACAGGCGATCGACGTCTTCCGCGCTGACGGCCAGATCACGCTGCCGGCTCTCGGTAAGGTCTGGACGATGACGAACGGCGCGCTCAAGACGTTCAACCAGATGCCCGACGCGAAGAAGACCCTCCAGGGCCGTAAGTTCACGATCACCTGGGAACGCGTCGTCGCGTCGCCGCTGTAATGCGCAAGACTGCCGACATCACCATCACGGCCGAGGGCCGCGACCAAGGCCGACAGTTCCGAATCACGGAGTTGAGCGCCAGCGCCGCCGAAGATTGGGCCATCCGCGCGTTCATGGCGATCGCCAAGGGCGGCATGGAGATCCCGGATGGCGTGCCAGCATCGATCGCCGGCATCGCGATCCTGGGCTTCAAAGCACTGGCCGGCATGGACGTCGCGACCGCGAAGCCGCTGCTCGACGAGATGATGGGCTGCGTGCAGGTCATCACGAGCTCGGGTGCCGTCCGCCGGCCGATGGAAGAGGACATCGAAGAGGTCGCCACGCGCCTGCAACTGCGCAAGGAAGTCTTCGAGGTGCACACCGGTTTTTTCGCACGCGCCGCCCGCTTGAAATCGACGACTTCGGACTCGACGGCGTCGGCGGCCTCCGTTACGCCCAGTGCGTGAACGTCCCCCTGACGATCTCGGCCGTCATCGCGAGCCCCATGCGGCTCGCCACACTGCATGAACTGCAGACCGTCTACGGGACGGAAGACCTCTTCAACTTCCTGGAAGTGCTGAGCGTCCAAAACCATAACGAGCGCCTGCAGGCCAAGCACCAAGAGGACTGAGCATGAACGTCATCGACTCGCTCGTCATTCTTCTAGGCATGGACGTGTCTGGCCTCGTCAAGGGCCAAAAGCAAGCCCAGGACTCGCTGCAGAAGACCGGCAAGGAAGCCGAGAAGCAGCAGAAGGAACTCGACCAGGCCGCCAAGCGCACCGCCGAGTCCTACAAGAAGATCCGCGACGGCATCCTCGAGGTGACGGCTGCGATCGTCGGCGCGGTCGCTGGCAAGGAATTCCTTGCCTACATCACCGCGAATGACGTGGCCGTTGGCCGGCTCGCGAAGAACCTGGGCGTCGCCTCCGAAGAACTCTCCGCCTGGGAGGGCGTCGCGCGCCGGCTCGGCGGGCAGGGTAGCGATGCTGACAGTCTGTTCCGCGGCGTCAACAAGCTGATGGAGGATTTCAAGCTCAACGGCGGCTCGGGCGAGTTCAGCCCTCTCGTGCGAGCCGGCCTCGACCTGTCCAAGTTCATGGACAAGTCGACGAGCTATACCGATCGCCTGCTGATGATGCGCGACGCGATGCGCAAGCTCTCCGGCCCGGATGCCCAGCGCCTCGGTCAGATGGCTGGCTTCAGCGAGGAGGGCTTGAACATCCTCGTCCAGACCGACCGCGCGCTCGAGCAGATGCTCGAAACGCAGAAGAAAATGAACGTCGTCTCGGAAGAGGATCGCCGGCTCGCCGTCGAGCGGTCTACGGCCTGGGGCGGTCTGACCGAAACCTTGACTGGCTTCGGCCGCAAGGTGACGAACGAACTGACGCCGCTCCTGACCGGCGTGCTCGGCGGCCTGAAGACGATGTTCCTCTGGATGGAGGATCACGTCCCGGTGTCCATCGGCCTGCTTGGAGCGCTCGGCTCGGCGATTCTGCTGCTCAAGGGCTACAGCATCGCGTCCTTCGCGGCGCAGTTCACCGGCGGCATCGCCTCGATGGGTGGCGCGGTCGGCGCGCTTCTGGGATGGCTTGGCCTGCTCGGCGCAGCGCTGTCGGGCGGCTACCTTGTCGGCACCGCGCTCGAGCACTACACCGGCATCGGCACGAGTTCTGGCACGGCTTTGTGGGATCGCATCAACGGCCGCGGCCCCGACATGAGCGGCGGCTACGTCCCCGGTACGCAGCGCGGGCTCGGCAACACGGGCGGCGCCGGCCCACTCGGGATCCGCAACAACAACCCCGGGAATCTGAACTTCGCCGGCCAGGCTGGCGCATCGCGCTCGGGTCGATTCGCCGCCTTCGGCTCCATGGCGGAGGGCATCGCGGCGCTGGATGACCAGCTTCGCCTGTATGCCTCGCGCGGCAACAACACCGTCCGCGGCATCATCGGCACGTACGCCCCCCCAGGCGAGAACGACACCGGCTCCTACATCGCCGAGGTCGCCAAGCAACTCGGCGTCGGCGCGGATGCCCACCTCAACCTGAACGACGCGAACACCCTGCGCGGGATGATCGGTGCGATCACCAACCGTGAAGTCGGCGCTGGTCGAATCAACGTCGACCAGATCAATGCGGGCATGGCACTGTCCATGTCGCGCGCTGGCGGCGGCGGGACGCAAGTCACGACGGGTGACATCCACGTCCACAGCAACGCGACCGACTCCAAGGGCGTCGCGCGTGACACGGTGCGCGAGCTGCGCAACTTCTCCATGGCGGCTCAAGCGAACGCGGGGCTGAGCTGATGCCGGCCGGCGTTCCCGCGCTGCTGCATCCGCCAGCAGATCCCACGCCGCAGCCGCTGCTGACATCCGACGCGCCAGCCATCCAGCCGACGTCGCGCGTCCCGGCTTGGGGCATCTACCTGAACGGTGCGATCGCCATTGCTGCCGACTCTATCCTGAAGGTTGAGTACAAGGCCAGCGCGCGGATCTCGAATGCACCTCAGGAAGAGGGCGCCTTCCAGGCCTACAACAAGGTTCAGGCGCCGTTCGAGGCGCGCGTCGGCATGACCAAGGGCGGCAGCGAAAGCGATCGCGCGGCATTTCTGGATGCTCTCGAGGCCGCCAAGCAGTCCTTGAGCCTCTTCGACATCGTGATGCCGGAGAAGTCTTACCTCCGTGCGAATCTGACTGGCTACAGCTTCCAGCGCTCCGCGCGCAGTGGCGTCACGCTACTGACGGGTGAGTTGGTCTTCGAAGAGGTTCGCCAGGCATCCGCGCCGGTGTTCACGGCCACGACGGGAGGCGGAGCTACGGCAACGCCGACCATCGCCAACCCGAAGACGCCGAGCGGCGCGGACCCGACGAATGCGGGCACGAAGCAGCCAGTCGTTCCGATGCCGGCACAGTCCGCCCCGATCCGCAAGGCTCTTGCGCCGGCCGCGGCGGCCGGCAGCGCAGTGGGAGGCTGACGTGCAGATCGTTCCCATCATCGACGCCTTCGCTCAGACGCTCACGATCACGCTCGGCGGCCAGTCCTGCCGGATCGACATCAAGACCCGCACGACGGGCTTGTACTGCGACCTGTACGTCAACGACACGCTGATCATCGGTGGCGTCGTCTGCCGCAACCTGACGCGGATCGTGATCGACGCCTACCTCGGCTTCATTGGCGACCTGATGTTCTCGGACACGCAGGGCGAGAGCGACCCATCAAGTCCTGGCCTGGGCTCGCGGTTCCTGCTGTTCTACACCGCGGCGGCTGACCTGTGAGCTTCGTTAAGCGCCGGATCTCGTTGCAGTTCCAGTTGGGGACTGGCGTCTTCGGCGAGAGCGGCACGAACACCGTGACCTGCGAAGGCCTGCGCGTCCAAGCCCACATCGACAAGGTGTTTGGCCCCGGCATGGGAGAAGCGCAGATCCGCGTGCATGGCCTCACGCCTTCGCTGCTCAACCAGTTGTCGTCGCTCAACCAGGCGACGATGGCGACCCGCAAGAACACGGTCATCGTCTCCGCCGGCGACGACGTCAGCGGGATGGCGACCGTCTTCCAGGGCCAGATCATGATCAGCCAGATCATGCTGAACACGGCGCCCGACACGGCGTTGATGATCCTCGCCCAGGCCGGCGCCTTCGCCGCAGTGCAGACCGTCCCGCCGACCTCCTACCCAGGCACGGCAGACGCGGCCGTCGTGATGCAGAACCTTGCGCACCTGGCCGGCCTCGACTTCGAGAACAACGGCGTTTCGATGCCGCTGGCGACGCCGTACTACCCGGGCACGCCGCTTGAGCAGATCCGCCGCTGTGCGCAGGCTGGCAAGGCGGTCTTCGACTACGTCATCGACGACAAGACGCTCGCCATCTTCCCGATCGGTGGCGCGCGCGGCTCGCTGATCCCGTTGGTCTCCCCGGAGACGGGCGCAGTGGGCTACCCGAACTACTCGACTAGCGTCTACGGCATCGAGTTGACGACGCTATTCAACCCGCTGCTTCGACCAGGCGGCAAGGTGCAGGTCAAGAGCGGCCTCGAGGTCGCCAACGGAACTTGGCAGATCTTCAACCTCCAGCACCAACTGGACAGCGAGGACCCGGGCGGCCAGTGGTTCACGCGCTTCAGCGGATCGAGTCTACTCAATGGCTGACGGCTACAACGGGTTCCAGCGGCCTGGCTCCGCATCGTCTGAATTCAACGCGATCTCGTTCATCGTCCAGGCGATGATGAACGGCATGGCGACGGCAACGCTTGTGAAGGTCATGAGCGTGACCAACAGCGGCGGCGTCTCGCCGGTGGGATTCGTCGACATCCAGCCGATGGTCAACCTAGTGGATGGCATCGGAACCGCGGTGCCGCACGGGACGGTTTACAAGTGCCCGTACCAACGGATCCAGGGTGGCGCGAACGCCATCATCATGGATCCTCAGGTCGGCGACATCGGGGTTGCCGTCTTCGCTGACCGCGACATCTCGAGCGCGACCGCGAACAAGGCGCCCTCGAACCCCGGCAGCGCGAGGCGCTTCGACATGGCCGACGGGCTGTATTTCGGTGGGTTCCTCAACGGGGTGCCGACGCAGTACGTTCAGTTCTCGGCCGCCGGCATCACGTTGCACTCGCCGACGGCGATCACCATGACGGCGCCCACGATCACGGCAACGGCTCCGACGATCACGATGAACGCGTCCAGTGGCATCACGCTAAACACGCCGACCGTCACGGCATCGGGCGACATCAGCGCCGCCGGCACCGTGACCGCGGCCGAAGTCGATGCACCGATCGTAACCGTCGCCACGACGCTGACGGTTGCGACCAAGAACCTCGGCCCGAACCACGAACATGACCACGGCACGATGACTGCGTCGGGCCACACGGGAACGGTGATCTGATGGCCTCGACTCTGTACCTTGACCGCGCCCAGTGGGATCTTCAGGTGGATGGTGACGGGAACATCGCCATCGCGACCGCACCCTACGCCCTCGCGCAAGACTGCGCGTCGGAGTGCCGGACGTTCGCCGGAGAAGTCTGGTACGACACATCCAAGGGCATCCCCTATCTGTCGCAGATCCTCGGCAAGTCCACGCCGATCGAATACACGAAGGCGCAACTCGTCGCCGCGGCGCTGAAGGTTCCAGGCGTTGTCTCGGCCAAGGCCTACTTGACGTCCTCGAGCAACCGCCGTCTCGGCGGCCAGATCCAGACCACGGACAACAGCGGCATCGTCACCGCCGCGAGTTTCTAGTCCTCCCCATCCGCCAGCATAGAGGCCACCTTCGGGTGGCCTTTTGCATTCCAGGGCCGCCATGACGACCAACGTCCCATCCATCACGATCGGCCCGAACGGCATCGTGACCCCGGCCGAGTCCGCGATCCTGGCCGGCCGACTGGCTGACCTGCAGGCAGCCTTCGGGGGCGACCTGAATCCGTCGCTGGTGACACCCCAGGGCCAGATCGCCACGTCCGACACAGCCATCATCGGCGCCAGCAATGACGCATTTCTCGAGATCGCGAACGGCTTCGACCCGGCGCTGAACTCGGGGCGGTTCCAGGACGCCGTGGCGCGCATCTACTTCCTGACGCGGATCCCCGCGGCCTCGACGGTCGTCACTGCCAACTGCACCGGCCTGGACGGCACGTTCATCCCGGTCAACGCGCAGGCATCGGATGCGGCCGGAAACATCTACCTCACCACCGAGTCCGGCACGATCGTCGGCGGCACGGTGGCGCTCACCTTCGCGTGCTCGGTGCCAGGCCCGACGATCTGCCTCGCCGGCAGCCTGCACACGATCTACCGCGCTGTTCCGGGCTGGGACGCGATCACCAACCCGACGGACGGCGTGGTCGGCAACAACGCCGAATCGACCGCCGAGTTCGAACACCGCCGGCAGCAGTCGGTCGCCCTCAACGCCACCGGCCAGACCGGCGCGGTGCTGGCCGCGGTGCTGGCGGTTCCTGGCGTCCTCGACGGCTACGCGCTCGAGAACCCACTCGGCTCCCTGAGTGGCGCGGCGTTCACCGCCTCGATCTCCGGCACGACCCTGACCGTCACGGGAACGGTCTTCGGATCCGTTGACGCCGGTCAAATGCTCATCGGCGCCGGCATTGTGAGTGGAACCCTGATCACCGAGCGCCTGAGCGGCACAGGCGGGGCGGGCACCTACAACCTGAACATCTCGCAGACGGTGAGCTCGGAGTCCATGACTTCGGCCATCGGCGGCGTGCGCCTGGCGCAGAACTCGATCTACGTGGCGGCCTATGGCGGCGCGTCGGCTGACGTCGGCGCCGCGATCCTGCGCAAGAAGAATCCGGGCTGCAACTACAACGGCAACACGAGCGTCACCGTGCAGGACACGAACCCGGCCTACACGGCTGGCTTCCCCTCGTACACTGTGACCTATGAGATCCCAACCGCGACACCAGTCAAGTTCGCCGTCGCGATGCAGAACAACGGCAGCGTCCCGTCGACCGCGATTCCGCAGATCAAGGGCGCGATAGTCGCGGCCTTCAACGGCACCGACGGCGGCCTGCGGGCGCGCATTGCCAGCCCGATCTTCGCGAGCCGGTTCTACTCCGGCATCGCCGCACTGGGCCCGTGGGCGCAGATCTACTCGATCCTGCTCGGCATCGACGCGGCTAATCAGAACTCAGTCCTGATGCGCATGGACCAGGTTCCGACGCTCGCGCTGAGCGACATCACGGTCACGTTCGCCTGACGCCATGACCGCTCCAGGATTCCTCGACGCGACCGTTGACTCGACGGTCGAGATGCCCGTCGACGCGGAGATCTATCCGCGCGTCGCTCCAGTCTGGCCGCAGACGATCCTGAGCCAGTACGCGAACAGCCCACGCATCCTGGCGCTGATCGAGTCGTTCTCCGATGCGATCAATGCCGATGGCCTGAGCGACATCTTCCTGAACTCGATTCTCAGCGTCGACACCGCGACGGGATACGGACTGGATGTGTGGGGTCGCATCGTCAACGTGCGCCGCACGCTCTATGTGCCGGGTGGCGCCTCCGGAAAGTTGCTCGGCTGGGGTGAACCCGGGCCGGCGAAGTTCTACGGCTGGCGCCAAGCGCCGTGGAACACTCTCAACCGACTGACCCCGAACTACACGCTGCAGGACGACGACTACCGTCGACTGATCCTCGTCAAGGCCTTCTCCAACATCTCCGACCGTTCGATTCCGAGCATGAACGCGGGACTGATGCAGATGTTCGCTGGCCAGGGAAACGTCCACGTTTCAGACCTCGGGAACATGACCGCGGCCTACGTTTTCGACTTCCACCCGACCGCCCTCGACCTCGCCATCTTGCAGCAGTCGGGCGCCTTCGCGAGCCCGTCTGGCGTGCTGATGTCCATCGTCACCCCCTGATCAAGAGTCCCCATGCAAAGCTCCGAAGTCCCGACGAAGTTCCCGATCGCGTTCGCGAGCAGCGCGCTGCCGGCCTACATCCAGGCTGTGCCGCAAACCTACAACAGCGCAATCCCCGGCTCGTTCGGGCTCGACGTCGGCTCGCCCCCGGAAACATTCCAAGACCCGTCCGTCGGCGGCATCGCACCGCTGGGCGAGTACTTCAACGGGCTGATGAACCAGACGACGGCCTGCCTGCGCTGGATCCAGGCCGGCGGCGTTTTCAAGCGTGATGCGGCGTTCCAGGCGGCGATCGGCGGCTACCCACTCGGCGCCATCCTCAAGGCCGCGTCGTTCAGTGCCTTCTGGATCTCTACCGCCGAGAACAACGTCGTCAACCCTGACACCGGCACGCTGACGGCGCCGGCCACGGGCTGGGCGGTGCTGCAGCCCGGAACCTACCCGTGGGGCCAGATCACTGGCGCGCCGACGTTCACGCTCGAGGCGGAGTTCACCGGCGGAAACCACAGTCTCGCCACGAACGGGTATCAGAAGTTCCCGGGTGGTCTGATGCTGCAATGGTGCGAGACGCCTCTCTCCTCAGTCTCCGACCAGATCAGCACGATCACCTATCCGACGCCGTTCCCGGGATCACCCGGAGTCGTGTTCGCGCCCACGATCTCCGTGATCGATGCGACGCTCACCGCCGGGTCGGCCAGCAACCAGATCATCGGCGGCATCCAGTCGTACGGGCTCTCGAGCTGCAACGTGATCCTGGGCCAGAACGGCGGCGGCGCGCGCAACATCACCGTCAAGCTCAAGGTCGAAGGCCGCTGGGTCTGACATGGAGCCGCGCGCCTACCAATCGGGAGCGGCCGGCACGCCGCCCCCGTATCCCGCCACGTCCGTCGCCGGCTACCCGCGCGCTTCGACGCCGACCCTGAAGGGGACGACGCCGGGGCCGCATTGGTTCTACATGGTCGGCGAAGAGATCCGCAACGTCATCATCGACGGTGGACTGACGCCCGACCCGCGCGACAACAGCCAGTTGTACCAAGCCATCCGCAACATCGGCATTCGCCTCGGGTCGCTGTAGGCCATGGACCGCGTCTACCAAAGCGACGTCAGCACGACGCCGACGCCGGTGCCATTTCCGGGCTCTGCAGGGTTTCCGCAAAGCGCCGTTTCCTGGGCGGGCTTCGACCCGACTACGCCCGGACCGTACTTCTACTTCTACATCACCGAGTCCATCCGAACAGTGATCGTGGCGGCTGGACTAACGCCGGACCCGCTGAACCTGCACCAGTTCGCGCAGGCCGTCGAGATCCTCGCCGCCGGAGGGCCGTAACTCATGGCCGATCTTCTCTGGAAAAGCGACGCCGGCCCCGCGCCATGGGAGGCGCCGAGCGCGTTCTCAGTTGGCTATCCGCAGTCAGGCGACCTTTCCACGAATACGCATCCGACTCACATCGGTGGTCCGTGGTTCCTTGGCGCATATCAAGAAATTCGCACGGTCATCGCTGCGGCGGGTCTGGTCTTCGACCCAACGAATACTGGCCAGTTGCTCATGGCCATTATCGAAATCCTAAAGCCTACCTTCGAGCTTCGCGAGGACGGCTCGTTTGAGCTTCGCGAAGACGGCTCCATCGAACTCCGGAACTGATCCATGCCACCCATTCTCGGCAATACAACGACCACCGGAGAGAATCCCGCTGCCCCCTTGACGGGTGCGGAGTTGATCCGAGGCATTCAGGGCGGACTCAACGTCAAGATGACGGCTGCGGCCATTGCCGCGCTTGGATTCGAGTCGCCGACATCAGCGACTGGCGACCTGATTGCGCATGGCGGTGGTTCCGATCAGCGCCTTCCGGTGGGGGCGGACGGAACGCAACTTGTAGCGGACCATACCCAGCCATTAGGGCTGAAATGGTATGACGCGGTTGCCGCGTTCGCGGCGCTCTTGCAGACGAGTTCTGGTTCAGCGCAAGTCGGAACGATCACCGATGCGACGGGTGGTGTCTACCGTACGCTGCTGGACCGGCTGCTCGACACCAAGTCCGCGTTCGACTTCATGAGCCCGACGCAGATCGCTGATGTGCGAGCCGGAACGCACCTGGTCGACGTCACTGCGGCGCTGCAGGCTGCGATCGACTGGTGCTCGCCACGCGGCATTAGCATCTATATGCCCGCTGGCACGTACAGCGTTCTGCCTGGTACGTCCAGCATCGGCGCGGCCACGTTCAACACAGCGCTGGTGCCACGCTCCGGGTTGAAGTTCGTCGGCAATCCGAGTTCGGTGTTCCGCATCGCGGACAACTACTCGACCGACGCAAGCCCGAAGGAGTTCGCGACCTTCGCCACGACCGGGTCACCCGTCAGTGGCGTGACGTTCGACACGGTCACATTCGACCAGAACGGCGCGAACAACAAGATGAGCCCAGCACGGCCGGTGACGTACAACTCGTTCAACCACTTCGCAGTCGTCGGCAACGGTGACACAGGCGGCATCAGCAACCTCAGGTTCACGAACTGCACGTTCCAGAACTGCGCAGGCCAGTGCTACGTCACCCAGTCGTTCGTCGCAAACAACCACGCCGCGGCACTCCCATCCGGAATGTGGGTGACGGGCGGACGCGTCAACAACAGCGGTCTGGACACACACGATCACTCGTCATTTTACAGTTGGGGCACGGACTGCGTGTTCGATGGCATCCTGTTCACGAACCCTGCGCCGCCTTGGACGACCGGCTTGACCGGCCCGAAGACCTGTATCGAGGTACATGGGTCGAACCAAGTCGTCACCCACTGCAGCAACTCGCCGAACAGCTACTCGAACTGCCTTTACATTGCCCCGAACTTCACGGCGGTGACGTCTGGCGTGCGAGTCACGAATTGCAGGTGGCAGGGCACGGACTACAACATTCTGATTTGGCGCGAGGTGGGCGCGGTGGCCTACGCCGGCCTGGACGGCGTCATGATCGGCCCGGACAACTCTTTCACCCTGGACGATTACCAGCATGCTAATCCGCCCGCGTACAAGGCCCATGTTGCCTATCAGGGCATGATCAGTACGCCACAGGGTGGAGTCAAGAATGTCAAGATTTTCGGAAACCAACATGCGTCCACGTCTACCACGCTGACAACGTCGTTCGTCAAGTGGGATATGAGCCCCCAGTCTGGCGAGGACTGTGTCGGCATCTCGATCACCGACAACGAGGGCGCGGGAGTCTGCTATGGCATCGATCTGCTCACCAATGCAGGCAGCAATCTCAACTCGCTGACGACGTCGCGCAACAAGTTCCGCGAGTGCACACCTGACCTGGCCGGCAACCAGCCGAAGGGCATCAATCTCGCCGGTGGCGGCACGATTAAGACCTGGACGCTGGGCCCGAACGAATTCCTTGACGAGCGGGCTACTCCGCTCATGGACTATGCCGTGTACTTGGCGGCGGGTACGACGATCAGCGATTTCGCACTCTTCAACCAGACATGCAAGGGAATGGCGTTCGCCAACGTGCGCAACGCTGGTGCGACGATTACTCGCATGATCGGATTGGCTTCGACGGTGGGATTCACGTCGGGGTCATTCGCTGATGGCGGAACGATCAACTACACCAATGATTTTGTCGGCTTTCCCCCCCGAGGGATCTTCTTCCAAGAGACCGTCACGGGTGAGCGCGCTACACCCTCCGCGATCGCCAGCCCACTGATTACTGTGGCGCTCAAGAAAACGGCCACCGGTGCCGCGGGGACGCCGCAGTCGCTTTACTACCGATTTGACTTTTGACCGAGGACTCAGTGAATCACGACACCCCATCGATTGCCGTTGTCAAAGTCCTCGGCACATGGTTCCTGGTCGGCGTCTCGCAGATGTCACCGCTTCAGGTGGTGCAACTTATCGCGGCTGGTATGGCGGCAATCTATACCGCCCTCCAGATCGTGATCATTGTTCGCGGATGGTGGAGCAAGCGAAAGGCCAACGATGCGCACGACTGACGATCCGTTTCCGCCACCCTTCAAGGGACTCGGCGAGAAAGTCATCCCGAAGCCGGCCCCAGCGCCGGCTTCTTCGTCTCCGCCTCGCGGGCCGAGTGGCCTCGCCACCGACAAGGACGGGCGCCTGAGCACGACGAACCACAAGCCCCATTCGGCGATGACGCTCGAAGAGGCGATCGCCAACTGGCATGAGCACTACGCCAGCGACATGACTTTGGACTTCCTGCCATGAAAATCACCGCCGAGCAGTTGATCTCCGCGGGCGTTGGTCCCACCCAGGCGGCAGCCTTCGCGACGCCGCTGTCCGACGCCTGCGCCCGCTTCGACATCTCGACGCCTGCGCGCGTCGCGGCAATTCTCGGGCAATGCATGGTCGAGAGTGCGCTGTTCGTGCATATGGAAGAGAACCTTTTCTATTCGTCGCCTGACCGAATCTATGCGGTCTTCCCGTCGCATTTCACGGGTCCGAGCGAGGCAGCGTTCTATGCGAAGAATCCGCCCAAGTTGGGCGCGCGAGTGTACGCCAATCGTATGGGCAATGGGGACGAGACGAGCGGAGAGGGCTACGCGTACCGCGGGCGCGGTGCACTGCAACTCACAGGCAAGAACGCGTACGCTAAAGCGACGGCCGGTCTTGGCCGCGACTACGTCGGTAGTCCCGACCTCGTGGCGCAGCCGGCCGACGCATGCCTCACCGCGGCCTGGTACTTCAGCAACGCGAATTGCATCCCTCTGGCGGACGCGGGCGACTTCGATGCCGTGACTCGCGCGGTGAACGGACGCGCGATGCTGCAGGCCAGTCTGCGTAAGCAGTACACACAGCAGGCGCTCAACGCCTTCTCGTAATGAGCCGCGAGGAGCGCCCGAACGGCTGGGCAATTCGCCGTTACCCAGATGGCCGAATTGGCGGCGTCGCTTTCGATTGCCCCGGCTGCGGTGGTGACTCTTACGTTCCCGTAGACAAAGACTTCGGCGATAGCTGGACATGGGACGGCAACGAAGAGAAGCCGACCCTCACGCCATCGCTCGGGCAGCGTTGCTGCGGCTGGCATGGTTACCTGACTGCCGGGGAACTCGTCCCATGCTGAAGATCCTGCGCGAAATCTTCACGGGCATTGACGGTCAGAGCCATGACCTCGGCCGTTACTCGTGGGCCTTCTCATGGGCCTTTGTCGCGCTAATCGCCTTGGTTCATGAGGCGCGCGGACACGACGTCGACCTCACCGTTCTCGCGGCTGCCTTCGTTGCAATCGCCGCCGGCCACGCTGGTGCCATCTACATGAAGCGGTCTACCGAGCCGCAACCCCCGGACGAATCGAAGTCCATCACCTCGAAATCCTAGGAGAACCACCATGACCATGCAAATCCTCGCCCTCATCGCCGGCGCTGTCTTCCTCTTCATCGGAGGCATTGCCGCCCACGCTTGGCTGACCCGCCAGAAAACCAGCGCCATCCGTGCCGACGCCATACACGGCGCGGTAGACGTGCTGCTCGCCGCGGCAAATACGACGTCCGATGACGCCATGATCCTCGCAGCCACCCAACGCAAGGCGGCTACCGCGCTCGCCCTGACGCATGCGCTCGAGCGCCTGACTGCTGCCGGAGCGAAGTGATGCCGTTCGGCCTGTCAGCGGTTGCCGTCAAGGTGATCGGGATAGGGCTGCTCGTGCTGGCGCTGATCGCGGGCTACGCGCTCTTCGTCGCGCATGAGAAGGAACTCGGCGCCGCCGACGAGCGCGCCAAGTCTTCGGCCGCAGCGATGAAGATGGCGCAGGACAACGCCGCCAAGTCGGCACAGATCGTCGCCACCCAACAAGGGGCAATCCATGACGCTCAACTTCAAGCTAGCGCTGCTCGCGCTGACGCTTCCCGCGCTGCTGCTGCTGGTGACGCTTACCGGATGCGCCTCGACGCCTTCGTTTCTGCCAGTCGGGGGCCCAAGTATCCCGGCCCTGCCAGCGGAAGCGCGCCAGCCAGCGACCCCATCGGGGTGCTCGCCGAAGTGCTCCGATCAACTGACGACTTTGCGGCAAGGGTGGCTGCTGAAGCCGACGCCAACCGAATCGCCGGCCTCGCCTGCGAGCGTTCTTACGACGCATTGACTGCCAAGCCGTGAAATCGAAGTTGCCATTCCTGACGCCAGAGCAAGACGCTGAGTTCGATCGCCTGGTTCGGGTCTGGCAGGTGAAACTGAACCTCACAGATTGGCGCATCGAGCGCGGAGTCGGCCGCTGCAACGGCTCCATGTCGAAGGTGAAGCTCTTCTACCCTGACCGGCTCGCCGCCTACAAAACCGGCAACTGGTCAGGCCCGACGACATCTGAGGCGATCGAGGCGACCGTTGTCCATGAGTTGCTGCATGTCCTGCTGTTTGAACTCACTTACTCGGTGGCTTCCGACGCATCATCCCAAGTGCAGTACAGCGTCGAACACCGCGTCGTCAACACGCTCGAAAAACTGCTGATGAGGACCCAATGACAACCGACGCCTTCAAGGAACTTCGACCCTGGGCGACGGTTCGGCAACTGGAGTACATCGAAGCGATCGAGAAGCACGGCAGCCAGCGAGGCGCCGCGCGCGCGCTCAAGTGCGGCGAGAGCAGCCTCCGGGATTCGCTGGAGAACCTGAAGCGCAAGGCCGCGAAGATGGGCCACAGCCCGCAGCACGACATGGTGCACTCCGTCCCGGATGGCTACAAAGTTCGGGGAGTGTCGACGTACTACGACAAGTCGGGTCAGCCGGCCGGGCAATGGGTTAAGAGTGGGCTGGACCAAGATCGCCAAGACGCGATCATGCGGGCGACCATCGATGCCCTGTCGGAGGACATCCCGCGACTGGCGCCTATTCCGCACGTCGCAGCGCCACGGAACGGCAACCTCTGTAACTGCTACGTCATCACTGACTTCCATCTCTCGATGCTGAGCCATCATGAGGAGACGGGGGCGGATTGGGACATCAAGATCGCCGAGCGAACCCTGCTGACGTGGTTCTCTCAGGCCATAGCGCAGGCACCGAACTCGCGTGTCGGCGTGTTTGCGCAGCTCTCGGACTTTCTGCACGCTGATGGCATGGAGGCCCTAACGCCGGCGTCCAAGAACTGCCTTGACGTCGACTCACGGTTCTACAAGGTGGTCCGTACGGCTATCCGAGTACTGCGGCAGGTCATCGACATGTTGCTCGCCAAGCACGAGCGGCTGCACATCATCATGGCCGATGCGAACCACGATCCGGTGTCACAAATCTGGATGCGTGAGTGGTTCTCGGTGTTGTACGAGGACGAGCCCCGCATCACCGTCGACCGCAGCCCGTCACCGTACAACGTCTATGAGTTCGGCAAGGTTGCGCTGTTCTTCCACCACGGACATAAGCGCAAGGTGACGAACGTCGCAGAAGTTTTCGCCGGACAGTTCCGTGAGATCTTCGGCCGCACGAAATACGCCTACGCGCACACCGGCCACCTTCACAGTATCGACGTCAAGGAAAACAACCTGATGGTTGTGGAGCAGCATCGAACGCTCTGCGCGCCCGATGCCTACGCCGCCCGCGGCGGTTGGCTAGCTGGCCGCGACGCCAAGGTCATCACCTACCACCGGGACTACGGCGAGGTGAGCCGCCTCACGATCAACAGCGACATGGTGCGCGATAGCGAAGCCGCTTGAGCTCGCGAAATTATCGCGCTAGACGTAGAACGTCTACGCCACCCAACAGAGAAGCGCATGACGACAGACAGCAAGCCGACGAATCCCAAGGATAGCTTGGGTGTCCTGAAGGTTCCGCTCCACCTCGTCTCCGGCGTCGTCAAGGCGTATCAGGCGATTGCGCACTACCTCGGAAACGTCAAATACGGCGCATGGAACTACCGTGCCGGCGGCGCCCGGGCCTCGGTCTACTACGCTGCGCTCGGCCGCCACATGGATCGCTGGTGGGAGGGGCAGGAACTCGACCCGGCCGATGGCACGCCGCACCTCGCGAATGCGCTCGCCTGCATCAACATCCTGATCGAGACGCAAGAGCGTGGCAACCTGATCGACGACCGGCCACCCAGCACCGATCTGGGCCCGCTGTACGAGAAGATAGAGGCGATGATGGGCGTTATTCGCGAGAAGTATGGCGACCGCGACCCGAAGCACTACACCATTGAGGACACCCATGCCGCTGCTTGAATTGCTCGGCATTGCGTCGATCGCCATCACTGCCGGGTTTACCTGGTGGGCGGTGCGCAGCGGAACTGATCCGACAGCAGCAATCATCGAGGCATGGGCTAATGTGGCCCTTGGGTTTAGCCTCAATTTCGCCGCAAACCCCCTGCTGATTCCGCTCATGTCCCCAGGCGGTCACATGACTGCGGCGACGAACTTCTGGGGCGGCTGCGTCTACACGGCCATCTCGGTGCTGCGCTCGGCCGGCATCCGTATGGGTCTCGGAACGAAGATCCACCGCTTCGCGAAGTGGGCGACGGCGAAGTTGTCCGCGCGCCGCGCCGCCACATAAGCGATCCACCAATACGAAGGCCCCGGACGTCGGGGCCTTCTTCGCATGTCGAGGGGATCATCACGCCAACCCGCCAGGATGCGCCTCCTGGCCGACCCCACGTCTCCGGGTTCTCAACTACGATGCGCGCAAAATAGCACAGCGTCCGCAAGCTGTAAAGACTATTTACTAATATTCCCCTTCAGCCTTCGGCTGGAGGGGGATTTTTGCATTCTGGTGGCAGGTGAGCGGTTCGAACGCGCGCGGCGCAGTCTACCCTGCTATGGCACGCATGCACGGCGCCAACTGCTGCCCGCCGATCCACTTTGCGCCAATGTCGTTCGGGTGCAGACCGTCCGGCTTCTCCGCGAGCGTCCAGACGTGCGGCGGGAGGTGGCAGTACGTTGCACCCATCGCGGCGGCGACCTGCGCCTTGGTCGTCTCGTAGGCCTGCCGGGCAGTGTCTGCGGCAGGGTTGTCCACGTAGGGCGTGCTCTCGACCAGAATCGCAACGTGGCCCGACGCCTTCGCCGCGGTCACGAAGTCCTCGAGGCCCTTGCGGTAGTCGGCCTCGGGGATCTTCGCCGAATCGTTGATTGCGAAGTTCGCGGCCACGGCCTTCGAATCGCTCACGCGCACGAGGTCGAGTATCGGAATGCCACCGACCGTCTGGATGACGACAGAACCCTTCACGGCCTGATTCTTCACCGGCAGGCCCGTTGCCTGGGAGGCATAGGTCGGAGCGTCGGCGGCCTGGCCGTCGTAGTCGGTCACGAGCGTGGAGTCGCCGAAGAAGTCGACGGCGTAGGCCTTGGCGGGCGGCGGTGGGGCTGACGGGGCGTCACCGCCTCCACCACCGCAAGCAGTCAGGACAAGCGCCAGGGCGGCGCCTAGAATGGATTTAGCCATGTCGGACTCCAGTCAGTTCGGTAGTGGTCAGGGGTCGGCGGGTGGTTCCAAGCACCTGTCGGCCCCGCCATTGTGCTCCATGACAGGCTCGGCCCGCAGCCGTTCGCGTGAAGCATCCCACGATTGATCCGGTGTAAATCCGGGTGTAAAAACCGGTCTGCCAGATCGATTCTTCGCCGGCATTGGCCGCTTTACTACCCATGGAGATAGCGACATGCGCTGACTGTCACCTGCGTTCACACGGCAAGGGTCACAGGTTCAATCCCTGTACCACCCACCAATCAAAAGGCCTGCAAGTTCAACGACTTGCGGGCCTTTTTGCTTTTGGCCTCAAAGGATCTGCGCCGGTCTGGTGTAAATCACGGTGTAACGCGCCCAGCTTGGCGAGGGCCGCGCGCTGGGGCGCCACCATGACGTGGGCGTAGCGCTCGGTGGTCTTGATCGACGTGTGGCCCAGGATCTCGCGCACGACGTGCAGGTCAACGCCCAGGCCCAGCATGATCGTGGCGCAGGAATGGCGCAGGTCATGGAAGTGCACGTCCGGATAGCCGGCGGCCTCGCGCGCGCGCCGGAAGCCGGTTTTGACGCCCTCGAAGTTGATCGACAGCGGCAGGTACTCGAGCCAAGGGCGCAGCGCCGGCACGATGGGCACCTCACGGTAGCGCAGCGTCTTGGTGTTGCCGGCCGGGATGCGGATGCGGTCGGGCTTGATGTTCTCGGCCGTGATCTTGCAGATTTCGCCGCGGCGGCACCCGGTCAGCAGCGCCACCCAAATCGCCGCGCGCACCTGCTCGCTGGCGTGATCGGCGATCAACTGCACCTCTTCCATGCCCAGGTAGACCGTGCGCTCGTTGTTCTCGGCGATGCGCTTCACGAGCGAGCTGTAGTCGACGGTCGTCGCACCGCGCTCCCAAGCCATTGCAAGGGCCTTTTTCAGCGCTCCAAGGCTTCGGTTGACCGTGGCTGGCTTGTAGGCTTTCAGCAGGTCATCCCGGAGCTTTGCGCCCACCTCGCGCGCCTCAGATGCCCTGCGGCCCTCCAGCCATCTCCCGATGCGGTGAGCGTGCGCCTTGGCTGTGTCCGGGCTGCGGAGTGTTTCCGCGTGGGCGATGTACTCGGCCATGAGTTCGGCCAGCAGGGGATCGCCGGGGATGCGCACCGCGCGCGCACCGACCTGGGCATGCAACGCTCGGATCAGCTCGGCTTCGATGCGCTTGGCGTCACTCGCAGTTGCACCCGCCGGGAGGCGGCGGTGAAGTCGGCGACGGCCGACGCATGCCTCTGCGTGCCAACGGCCATCGGGGTCTTTTCGGGTAGGCATGCGGCTCGTTCAGTGGTCCAGGCAATGACGTCCGGCAGTTCGAAGCGCCGCCGGGAGCCGACAAGCATACTCGGGCAGCCCTCCAGCACCATCCGGGCGACGGTGCGCTCGCTGACACGTAGGTGCGCGGCGAGTTCGGCGGGGGTCATCATGGCTGGCCCTCCTGCGCCTGAGCAGCGAGCGCGGGAGCGGTAGGCAGTCGCATCCAGTGGCTGGGCGACGGGTAGACGCCGAAGTGGCCCGCTGGGTCTTCGGTACCCTCCCAGTCCACGCTGTAGCCGCCACGCCATGTCTCCGCGCCCCAATGGGCAACGCCAGCCTCAGGCACGAGCGCGTCTTCGATGACCACAAAGATCGCCGTTCCGTCCTTCGGCGCCGACTCGATCGGTTGCCACTCCGGGCTGGCCCTGTAGGTGCGACGGCTCGCCTGCCAGCCGTCCCAAAGCGCGCAGTAGCGCTCGGCGAGGTAGGAATTCTCGCGGCCTTCCTTGACGACGATTTCACCCCCATTCCACGACACCATGTCAGGCGTCGGAAACTTCGCCTCGAAGTCGCTGCGGCTCTGGTCATCGGTGCTCATCGCGGGGTATCCTGAGGTTCATCGATCAACGTTCGCAGGTAGATCGCGTGCGGCCGGCCGAATGACATGGTGTTGCCGTAGGGCTCGTCCATCTCTTTCCTGAGCCATGGGCAGACAGCCTCGCAGCAGACCCACAGGCCACCGAGCGCATCGTCCATGATGACGCCGGCCGCAGAGACCTTGCCGCAGTCGCCGAAGCAGTGCTTCTCGATCAGCGGCTTCTGAGACTTCTCGAATGCGAGCAGACCGAAGACCTTGATCGGCTTCTCCGTTTCGATGTGCCAGCAAGTACAGGCGGCGCGCTGTGCGCTGCCGGGTGGGCAACTGCAACGGTCGCCGCAATCGCAATGTCCTTCGGTGCTCATTCGGCTTTCTCCTGACTAGCCATAGAAGCGGCAGCGCGGACGATGGCTCTGCGAATGTTGGTGCATGGGTCGCCCGATTGATCGACCCTTTCCGAAAGCCAATAGTCAGGCGCGGGCAAATAGATGCTGATGACATGCGGCCCAACCACAGCGCGCAGCTTCACCGCCAACTCGAACGCGTCGTGATTCTCTTCGAGCGGGTTCCATCGATACTGACGATCGCGCCCGTTATGGTCTTGGTTGTCGGCATGGGTGTAGAGGATGCAGGCATCCATGTCACCCCACTCGATCGACACCACGTCATCAATCTCACCGGCCCAAAATGAACGCGCGGCAGCTTCCAGCAATTCACGGTCGGTGCTCATCGCGGCTGCTCCTGTTGCGGGGGTATTGCAGACAGGGCGGCCCGCTCGTTGATGATCGTGTCCAGGGCTTGATCAAGTCCATGAGGCAGATAGGTGACCGCCCCCTTGATGTAGAACGGGTTTTCGATCCGCGGCATCCTCGTGTGCGAGCAGCCGGCCTGTCCGCTGAGTGAGTGGCGAAGGCACCGATACCGCACCGCATCCCGCGCCTCTTCAGCAGGAGGGATCAGGCTGGCGAGCGCTTCGATAGCGGCATCGGTGGCGTCAGTTGCACGGACGATCTTCCAGACTCGGGTCGCCCGCGGATCATGAATCGTCGGGCTGTCATGAGCCGATAGGTGCATGGCTTCGCGGAAGAGCCGCTTGCACTCTTCGACAAGGCGGGATGCTTCGGGTGTCATGTGCGATCCTTCGTGATGTAGGAGCGGAGAGCTTCGCGGGCGGCGTCGCATTTTTCGTTGCTGTCGAGCCCGTAGACTTGGTCTCGCTCGCAATTGACCCACTCTTGAGCGATTGCCATCACCTTCTCGGCGTCTGGCAGCGATGCGCGGAGGGCGATGTTCTCTTGCAGAAGTTCCTGCGCGCTGTCGAACAGGTTCTTGCCAACGCCGCGAGACACTTCCAGCTCGCGCGTCAGACCCCGCCCCAACTCTTGCGCCTGGCAGCAGAGCTTGCGAAGTTCTTCGCGCTCTTGGCATGCGAGAGGCAGTTCGCGCGTCAGCCGTTCGTTGTCAGCGCGAAGAGCGGAGAGGGCGGCATGGGCGGGAGCGTGCGGGGTGAGGGCAATGTCCGTGCTGAAGCGTGGCACGCCCTTGCAAAGTGCATTGCCAAAGCTATTCAAGTACGCCACAACCGGCAAGGCTTCCCCGGCATCGCTGGCCGGGGCGAGGAGGTTGGTGTCAGCCATAGTGCTTCCCCAGAGCTTCGTGAACGTCGCGCAGGACATCTGCGGCGCCTTGTTCTCGCCCTAGATCAAAGGCGCGTTTCACAAGCGCAACGATTTCATGGGCATCACGGTTGAAGGTACGAATGCGCGTATCGAACCCGTCGTAGCTCCAGACCATGAGGCAGCGGTGATTCTCTCGCTGCGTGTGGGCGCGAATCCGCCATCCAGGCTTGTCAGCCATTGCCGCGCTCCCCTTCCTTCGTCTCCAGGCCGATGCCGCTGGTCGGGATTTCGATCAGCATCCAAGACTCGTCGCCCGGGTCTTCAGTCTTCCAATAGACGCCGGCCTTGGTAGGCTTGATCCATAGGTTCATGCTGAGCTGCACCGCGCTTCGCGCTTGAGGGGCGGCGTAGAGGGGCTCCGTGAACCTGCTCACCACGCATCCGGCAAGGGTTGCTGCAATGATCCCGCCCGGCTTCAGCCTGGAAAGTGTCTCGGGATCGATCCACGCCACCGCCTCTGCGGCAGTTCCGGGCGCTTGGGGAGGGGCGGCGAGGGCTCCGATGGCCTTGACCAAGTTGGCCCATGCATCTTGTTCGTCGATCGCTTCCGGGTCAGCGTTGCGATAGATCAGTGCGGCATTCATCGCTCGCGTCCATGCTTCCGATGCTGCGACAGCCTCCGCTTCCTGGCGCTGCTCGACTTGCTGCACTGGGGTTGCTGATGCTGGGGGAGCGGCAGGGTTTAATGGGTCACGCGGACAGCCGTAGTCATGGCCGCGCAACCATCCGCATTCCGGGCAACCGGTGCCGGCGGTGTGCAACGCTATGTGCACGGTCTGCAGGTCAGGCATTGCGCGCTGGATGCCCTCGCGCACCTGTTCCGCACCTTGACGTCGGCGAATGGTGTCGGCAAGAGTCTGCATTGCTCGCTTGAGTGCGGATAACGCCTCAGGCTGGTGGGTGGGGTTGGGGGATTGCGTCATGCTGCGTGTCCTGGTGCTGCGCGCCATTCGCGCACACGGTTGATGAGATCGAAGGCGTCCTCTTCCTTGGTGCCCAACTTCCTCCAAGGACGATCCTCCAGAATCGCCAGCGCTTCACTCGCGCTTAGGCCGTCACGTTCCGCCAGGCGGTTCAAGCTCTGATAGTGGTTGCGCTGAGCCTGCGCCTCGTGCGGCTCGATCATGGCGAACGGGATTTCGCTCATGAGCGGGTTGTTCAAGATGGGCATGACAGCGCGGCTCACGGCTGCACCTCCGCCTCTCCTGCACCCGCTGGCGGAGGTGGCAGGGCGAGCGCGGCGAGACGGTCAACGTCTCCGAGAAGGATGGTGGCTTCAGCAGCCCGGCCGACGTTGAGATCGATCCACGTCTTCAGCTTGTCGGCCAGCCTCGCCACCTCGTCCGGCATCGCTACTGCAGTGGCCTGCGGAGCGACCTGCGCTGTCGCGGATGAGGGTGCGGCGCACTCGACCAACTGGACGGCGCCTTCCTCAGGGTATTCAGTAAGCGATGCGTACAGCCCCCAACCGCTGTGCCCGTCGCCAACTTCCAGGCGAATGGAGTTCGGGTCGCCATCATCACCAATGGTTTGACGCAGCAGACCGGCCATGTCTTCGTCGAGAACGAACGTCGCGGCAGTGGATGGCGCTGCCATCAGCTTGTGAATCACCGCTTCTTGCTCTGCGATGTAGTTCGCGAGAATGATCGAATCGCGCGCAGTGACGCTCGGATTCCGAACTTCCTTGACTGTTTTGCCAGCGTTGTTCCGAATACGAGAGACGACCTCGATGTCTTTCCACGACTGAAGGGACTGCGTCAGGGGCACCGAAGATTCATCCGGCTCTCTCGCCTCGGCCTGCGGTGCCTGGGGCGCGGAGGGAGTGGCGGCGAGCCCGCGGTTAAACATGCGCCGCGCAAACGTGGCGACACCATCGCGGGTGAACAGGCGATCCCCGTTCTCCGTGCTGTCCTTCGATTCCTCGTCCGCGATGGCGAGAATATCGTTTAGGTCGGGCTCGCTCGCCTCTACTGGCACCTGCACTGCTCGTGATGCGCGATCAGCCTCGACTGCGGCGGTGGCGTGGGCGTTCATCTGGTCGGCGGTGAATTGCGCGGGGCTCAGTGACTCGCTGCTGACGGTGCCACCGAACTGGGTGTTTCCGCACCGGCAGGAGTGGGGAGGGATACGCCCAAGCGCCCATTGCGCCGCCTCGCCCGCCAGCGTCAACGGCGGTGAGTAGGGTGCACCACATGCTGTGCACTTGATCGTCGATGCCACGGTGTAGGGCTCAGGCAACGCCGGAAGGTTGATCGGGAGGGCAATTGCCGTTGCGGGGGAGATGGGGGTCATGGGTCAGTCCTTGTGATGTGACGGCACTCGCAAGCCCTGCACGCAGGGCAAGCGGCTACGGTCAGCGCGAATAGTCGGCAACTCGGCGCAAAAAACTCGCGTGATCCCGGATCGCGTTCCGCAATGCAAGGCCGTCGGCCTCTGTTTCGCATCGGAACATCGCGTGCATCTTCTCGTCGTTCGAGTGAACCGTTACCTCCCAAGTGCTCACGTCGCCGGACTCCCGAGCGAGCGTGACGCGGTCGATGTGGCAAAGCTGGATGGACTTCAGGGCCATGGTCATTCCTTCGTTTGGTTGATCGCACTCGACAGCCTTTCCGTCGATGTGTTTACTGTAATGCGCAATCAAACGCATTGCAAGCTATATTTGTAGTGCGTTATCATTGCGCCATGGAACAACCGAAACGACCACCTAACGACCGAGGCCAGGGCCGCAAGCCGTTGTCCGAGGAAGACCAAACCGTCACCGTCTCCCTGCGCATGACGCAGGCGCTGCGGGACAAGCTAACCCTTCTCGGCGGCGCCCCGTGGGTGCGAGAGAAGATCGCGAAGGCCAAGCCGCACGGCTGACCCCTTCGCCGCTCTTGCCGGCTCTGCGTGTATTGGTGGGTGGTTGGTGGGCATGGGGCGGCGATCATTCATTCCGGCCTCCATTCGTTGGTGCGCGAATTGAAGCGCTGGAGTGCCTTCTTCAGGCGCGCGAGGCGGAAAGGCGACACCGTTTCAAGGCGGCCTTCGAGTAGATCGACCATCGCGTTCGTCTGCATGTCGACCGCTTGGTTCACCTCGCGGGCTTGACGCACCGCAGAGCGCATCGCGTCGAAGGCGTTTTCCATGCTCGTTCTCCAATCAGTAGTTGCGGCTCGGCGCACTCGCCGGATCCGCGTGGTGTTCCCATGTGTCTAGGAAGGGCTGGTTGAGGGCCTGACGCTTGTTCGAGTCGCTCAAGATGAAGGCGAGCATCACGACGGTGGCGACGTTCACCACGATGACGATCGCGAAGAAGATGCGGCGGCGGATGCTCACAGGCGATGCCCTCCGAGGGTTGAGAGTTCACTGGCGGCATCAGCAACGGCTTCGCCTACGGTCATTGGCTTGGCCTTCGTCTCTCCAGCCAGGGCGGCGCGAGTGCGCTCGATGAGGTCGGCCGACAGGATGCCGGCAGGAAGGCGGCCGGCGGCCCAGGCCTGGCGCAGCGCGGCGTCAGTCTCGGCGAGAAGTTCGCGAAAAAGGTGTGCTTGCGCGTAGGCATCGGCGCCGGCGTACGTGGCCTCGCGTGCCATGCGGGCGTGGAATCCGTGACGCCCGCTCATGTCGATGCCTTGAGGTTCTCGGCGACCCACTTGCGCATCCGATTCCATCGGCGTTCGGCGCCATCAGAGGTGGCGACATTCCGCTCGCGCCAGTGGCTTCCGTATTCGGGGTGATAAGGCCGGATTGGGCCGCAAATCTCCACCTTGACCCACTGGTAGTCGTCGTCGCCGTATTCGTCGTTCATGTAGACGATCTCGCGTGCGAGAGCCGGCGCGATGCCGAAGGCCGCCGCGACTTGATCGGAGTCATCCGGATCGAGGCGAGCGAGATCGACTCCACGCGCTGCACCGAGAACACCCAGCGTGCAGAACTCACCTTCGGCGGTAACGAGCGACTCAGCAGCGAGAGCTTTCTCCGGCATCGCATCCATAGCGGAAGCGATTTCGCGGAGCACGGCTTGACCGCGCTTGCCATTGATGGCGCTGCGCACAGCACCGCGCCAGAGGCCGCCGGTTCCGTCCTCGTCGTAATCGTCGGTATAGCCACTGCGACTCATGATGCTGATCCTTGAAAGAGTTCGGCCTGCGCTGGCGGCTCGGGAGACTTGACTTCGAACCACTCGATTTCAGCGGGCCACGGTTGGCGGTCGACCGGCAAGGCGATGAACGAGCCCTTGCGGCAGGTTTCCGCATGGAGCCAGTGCCACATGGGCACGAAGCCAAACGGGCTGCGCTGAGTGAAGAGGGGCGGCGTCATGCGACGGCCTTGCGATAAACCTTGGTCAGGTCGGCGTTGACGCAGAAGCCGCGCCGGCGTGCGACGTTGGCAAGCTGCGCGCTGACGTGATGGCTGGCCGGAGATTGCCGAAACAGTCCGAAGTAGCTATTGATCGTCTCGAAGAGCGCGTCGTCCGCTGCCCCTCGGATGCGGCGCAGTGCGTTCGGCAAGGCATTGGCACGTGGGACGCGATGCCATGGCTTGATCACGTGGCCGACGAAGTCGATACCGCGTGAGAGTGGCTGGAGAATCGTCTTGCGTGGGTTCAGGCGCGCACCGAGTCGGGCAGTCACAAACTCGCCGACACAGCGCGACCAAGCTGCCAGCACCGCCGACGATTCGTGGCAGAAAACCATGTCGTCAACGTAGCGGATATATCGGATCGCGCGGAGTTGGTGCTTCGCGAATTTGTCAACGGCATCGAGGTGGACGTTGGCGCAGAACTGACTCGTCAAGCAGCCAATCGGCAGGCCGGTGTCCGCGGGCGCGTTGAAGAGGCTCTTGTGCGCCGGCACCAAGCGCATGACGCCGGGCGGTGACCGGACTTCGACATCGCAGCGAGGATCGTGAAATAGCAGTGTCTCGGCGAGCGCCTTCCACCACTCGCCCTCAATGCGCGGAATCAGTTGCTCGCGCAGGACATGCTTATCGATCGCGACAAAGAAGTTCGCCAGGTCGAGACGCAGGCTGTAGGCGGGCTTCGACCAGTTCTCGGTGACGCTCCGGACTTGAGATTCGAGACGGCGCGCGCCGTATAGCGTTCCGCGACCTGGTATGCAGGCGCAACTGTCGGCCGTGAAAGAGCGATAGAAAGGGGGCGAGATACGGTTGTGCAACAGGTGATGCACAACGCGATCGCGGAAGCCAGCCGCCCATATCTCGCGTGGCTTGGGACGTAGCGTGACGAAGCACGTCGATCGCCCAGGCCGGTAGGCGCCTGAGACAAGATCCTCGTGCAACTCACACAGGTTGCTCTCGAGGTGGGCCTCGAATGCGAGGGCACTGGCGCTGTTGCGCTTCGTGCGCCGGCAGTCGAGATACGCCTCGATGAGCAGAGGGAACAGGTTGGAATCTGCGGACGGCAACCGCCTGGCGCTCGTAGCTCTTGTCGTTGTAGTTCGTGTAGCCGTTGTTGAAGTAGCAATTCCAGGCGTAGGACGCGGTTTCGTCGCACTTTCAAAGCCTCCGAGCCGAAGGCTTTCGCCGATCAGTTCGGTAGCTGCACAAGACCAGTCCCGCTCATAGGCGGCGGCATCTTCGGTGTGCGTATCCGTCGGCTCGTGCCCGAGGGGTGCGACCAGATTCACATGGCACGCGGGTATGAGAGCCTTGACTGTCATACAGCAGGCGCCCTGTTGGAAGTCTTCTTCAGCCAGCCGCCGGCCTGCGCACCAATGCTGTTGATCAGCAACGTCGCCTCGCCCCAGAGTTTTGGCGAGACGTACCGTTCATCGAAGCACACACGCAGCAGCATCTCCACGGCGCGCTGGATCTCGAGCACATGCTCGATGTGTCGAGTGCGGTCGGGCATTCGCATGCTCGCGTTGGCCAGGGCCATCGCGTTCAGCATGTTGATGCAGTGCGTCTGGATCAGGTTGCCGAGGGCATGCTTGATCGTCCTCGGCAACTGAACCTGAATGCGGATCGTCAACGCCAACAGCTTGCCGCCGGTGACGTGGATCGGGAGAGAGGTGTGCTTAGCCACGGCTGGAAGGATTAAAGGATTAAGGGGTCAATCTGCGGACGGCAACCGCCTGGCGCTCGTAGCTCTTGGCGCTGTAGCTCGTGTAGCCGTAGCTGAAGTAGCAAAGCCAGGCGTAGGACGCGTTCCCTTCGTACTCGTCGTCCAGCCAGAACGTGCCTTCCTTGGGCAGGTGGGGCTTG